TTATACTGAATCTCTTTCAGTTTTTTTGGCTTCAATATAACGATCAATTTCAATAATATCCCATTTTAAATAACGTCCTTCTTGTATAGGCTTAGGAAAAGCTCCAATTTTCACAAGTTCTCTAATGTAGGTCATTGACATTCCGAGATAAATTGAGAGATCTTGTATATTAACAAGTCGTTGCAAGCGCATTGACAGTAAAGCTTGTTCGAATAAACTTATTTTTTCTATTGAAGCAGTTAATTTTTCTTCATTCATTTGAAATTTTCCTTATCATCAATATGTTGAGAATAATTATAATGGGCGGGGACGCTAGGGGGTGATGGTGGAAGCGTCCCCATAACTTTAAGCAGCTTGAGCTGTAATCTGTTTTATGTCCTGTTCGATTTCTTCTAAAAAGGTTTCAACCGCTTGATTGATGAATTCAATCTGCTCATCATTGCGATGAATGCGCTGAACCTTAAGACGTAAGTGAGCAGATTGTCCTGAAAACCGGGGATCATAACTCAAAAATCACACCACTGACGTCCTGTACAAGCCATTTGAAAGTGCATTTGTGCTAAATATTCTGGTTTGATTGTTTCTGTCATCCAGAAACGAAGGTGGTTTACAGACTGAGGACATTTAATCTCAACTAACCTGTCCTCACCAATGAGCCCATCAGGACTTGCTCCGGCCATTGGGAGTGTAGGATGTTGAATGAAACCACATTGAGTAACCTCTGTATCATAAATGAAGGCATATTCTTTCAATGCATTCTCTTCATGTTCAATGCCCCATTGCATCGCTGCTGTTGTATAAGATTGGCTTATTTCATTGACTAAACGTTCTGTTATGAGTTTGATTTTGTATTCTTCATATTTGCTTGTGGGCAAGTTTTTAGTGTTTCGACTCAGGACGTTGTAAATATTTGAAGAGGTGACTTTCCCTAAACGTGCTTGAAACCATTCTGCAGTTCTTTGCTTCTTTTACACCACCCTTTGCTTTGGGGGATGAACACGGTCTTGACTGTAGATGTCATCATAGTCATAGACAATGTCAACTGGCTGTTGTTCTTGAGGAGTTTGTTTGTCTCTTTTTTCTGTAAGAGCTGCAAAACAATTTGCCCTTCTTGAAGAGAAAGATCTGTTATATTTCTGACATTTGCAAAGCTCAAAACTTTTGTTTCGTCTGTTTGTGTTTCATGCATGAGGCCTTGGATTTCCATGATCATTTCCTCGGATACAAGCTGCCTTTGTGAATGAGAGCTTTGATTAATCCGTTCCGCTTCATCTTCGTCATAAATACCAGAAAATCCGAAAGCATAACGGGCACATTGGATAACTGCTTTATGACGCAACATGCGTGCAGGATACTTTTGCCACGGATCAGTTTTTTGTTTACATTCGTTAAGATATTCAGTGACCTCAATAGGATCTTTAATTTCTTTCAAACGAATAGCACATTTGATAGCTATCAGCTGGCCATCCTTATCGAGTTGATCTTGAAAGGTCATTCCGTCAAATTGAGGATTTGATTTGATGATTTTGATCCATCCATCAATAGAGACAACAGGGATGATGCCTCCCCCTCTTTTAGGAAGAGCGTAAATCTCTTTTGTGAGAGGATTGAGGCCATAAGTATTAGCGACAGAAATAAAAGCAGCAAACTCTTCATCAGAGAAGTTATGGCTGATACAGGTTTTAATAATGGTTTTACGAAACTCTTGTTCTGAGAAGCCATATTTTTGCGAAATAAGGGCTAAAGGAGAATGTGTCATGGGAGGAATCCTTCATTTGCATGCACTCTACCCGTGGTATGAAACAGGTATGTCTTAAAGTGAATTATCTTCTGACTTTTAATGTTTAATGCACAATTTGTTTTTGTAATTCTTGAGATAAAACGCCCATACCTTTTGTGGTGACTTTTGCAGAAGGAATAACTTTTTCAGTTCCATCAGATTTTTGTATAATTATGGTAGGACAATCCATAAGGCCTCTTTTGATTTTATCTTGATAAGGGAGTAAAGGAGCACCAGGAGCCCGACGTAAATCCAATTGTATTGGATTAAATAGCTGATCAAAGCTTTTGGCTGCTTTTCTAATATTTTAGCAGTTTCAGTAAGACCAAAAAGCCCATCATGGCGCTGTAAGCTTTCAAGAGCCATTGCCTTCGGTGTTAGTTCAGCAATAAGAGTATCTTTTCGTTCATTTTCATCTTTTAAATGGGTTAACACTCCAAGCATTACTTGCGGACTGGAGTAATCAATCTGTGGGACTGCCACTTGTTTTTCCAGTTCTTGCCAACGATCTATAATCCTAGCACGCAATGTCATGCTATAACCTGAAACAAGAATTAAACATTCACGCTTGGGAAGATTATAACAGTTTTGATACTTACCTTGTTTGTCCAAATAGGTGGATCCAAATTTGGATTGACCCCCTTCAGGGTATAGCTCTCCTAACATTTGTCAAATATCACGCATAATATGTGCATGTTGCTTACTACATAATTCAGCAATCTCGCGGCTTGACATCGTTTGAACTGCTTTGTTATTAAAATTGCTTTCTGATTTCATAAGATTATACATTATGAACCTCATATTGATTTGATAGGAGAATATTAAAAGGAAGTGCTTAAACCTCAGCGCTTTTAATAATTTTAAATCACATCAGAGAGTCTGAGACGGTGTTGCTCTTCATAAGTGCCATAAATCTCATCATCAATTTTTTGATCTTCTAAATCTTTTTTAAAGATTTCATAGGCATTACTGTATTCTACAAAAGGAGGAACATCGCTTTCTTCATCAAGCAACCAGCTGTTTTGATCTAAATATTCTTTAGCAATTTCTTCAGAAATATCTTCCCATCGATTTGTTGAGAGCTCGATGCGAATAATTCTTTCCACATCATCGATGCCAGATAAAAAGTTCAATACTTCTGTTTCATCATAAAAAGGTCCAGACTGTGCAGTGTTTTCACTTTCATTACTACACATTGCTAAAAGAATTTCATCTGAATTAATAAAAATCAGCTTTTTCATTATTTGCCCCCTCTAATGCCTCACGGCTGTTGTGTATTTTTAGTTTATGGAATATTCATATTTCATATTAAATGAAAAATGTCAATTATAAATTTCATAAAAAATGAAATATCTGCATATGGAGGCTAATAGTGGATAAAGAAACGCTAGAAAAACTTTGGAAATGTGGGGATAAAAAGGTGATAGCTGCTATTATTTTTTGTCTAATTGGCCAGAATTCTGAAGAATCGTTAAAACAGCCTGCTGAACTTCAGGCTTTGCTTGATAAAAAAGGCGAATAAATTGACCAGATTCCTCAATTAAAAAAGGTGGTATTTCACCAATAAAATTAATAATTTTTATTAATTCATCTGCTTTTATTGAGCGGTTTGCGCCTGAGTTACTTAATATGCTAGTAAGGGTAGAAGGCAATATTCCTAAATGCTCAGCTAGCATTTTTTTGCTGCCATGCCCCTTTTTAGCTAATTGCTCATTAAGCCATAATCTTAATTGTTCACGTTCCATAAAATAAAACTCTTTTAGATTGAATGAAAAATCAATGTCATAAATTCTGAAATTTTCTCTTGATAAAATTCATGATTTATGAAATATTGTTGTTATGAGACAAGAACCTGCATATACTATTATACAATATTTGGGAGGAGCTAGTAAGGTTGCACGCATTTTACACAAATGCAAGGGAGCAGTTTATCGCATTACTTATCCTAAAAAAAGAGGCGGTTCTAATGGACTATTTCCCGCAACTTATCAAATACAATTACTCCATTATGCTCGTAAAAATAATATTGATCTACGTCCGGATGATTTTTTTTATCCTGAACGATTACAAGCATTAATTCAAGAAAGCTCATCCCCTTCCTTTTCATTTTGCGATGATTTTTCTGATTGCAGAAATAACAACGAGAATCAACAGCAACATTCACACTCTTAAAGAAGAAAAATCATGAGAAACAGAATATTGAAGAAATTCAACACACGGATTTGTAGATTAATAGGTTGTCATACGAAAATCGAGGATGGAGATAGAAGGATAGAAGAATTTAAGTGGATACCAAATCGTGAACGCAGCATAGAAAATCTTATGAAACGACATACAACTCATACAAAAATTCTTGCAAAACAAGAAGAATGGCATAAGTCAAAATTTGATAGTTGGATGAGATGGCATGAAGCAACCCTTGCAGAGCGAGATAAGTCAATTGAACAACAGCAAATAGTACTTGAAAACCTATCCACTTTAATTAAGCAAAAAAATAAGACACTGTATGAACAAAGATTAAAGTTGGCTTCACAAATGGAGCTAATTGATAAATTAAATAATGAAATCATTTTCTTAATTAACAAAAAAGAAGAACCTGGATTGCTGGATTTTGCTTTCGCAGGAGAATGCTTTTAATTTTGGCATCAAAAAAAACCACAAATGAGGATTATCAGCCAAAAAGGAATATTCAGAGCCAAGTTCATCATATGTATCTTTTGAGCGTGGATATGAGGCCCAAAAATGAACGGTGAATGTTTCCTCTGGGTTAACAATCGAAGTGTGGTCAAGTGTAAAATTTGCAATGTTACGGGAATTAGGCTTACGGCAGCTAATTATGAAATCTAAAAAAGTGTAGCATTTAGCACGTATAATAAAAAAGTTCAAAGTATACTCTGATGAAGCATTTGATTTTATATTTTGGGGACATAAAGCAATGAGTTTTGGAGTTGTTCTTTTAATGACGAGGTGTTCACCTGAAGTTTTAGATGGCCATCTAACGAAAGGGCAAGCATTTTTAACAAACTTAAAGGGACTTTTTTTCGATATGCGTATATTCCTTATCATTATATCTTCTTTAGTAAGATTTTTAATGCCCAATCTCACCCTAACGCGTGAAGTGCCTTCATATTTTTGTGGGAAGAATACTGCCTTCAATTCCAAATATGGTCCCAATATGGTCCCAAATCCCACGCTTTTTTATCTTCTAATAGAATAGCTGTCTGGGTTTCTGATGCTATAGTTTGTCGTTGGAAGATTTTAAGTTGTTTTTTTAAGCTTCGTTGTTGCACAAAAAGCGTCACCATTCCAGCAACTATCGTAGCAATGATAGGAGCAATCGTAAGATTATTATTTATCCAGTGCAGCAAAAATACAGCACTATCGTTTATCCAGTGCAATAAGAATATAATCTCATCAACTACCCATTCTTGCATCTTTCCCCTCCCCACTTTTTTAGAATCGTTGGGAGGCTACTTTTTCAAAAACATTTTTACAAGACAAGCAATTACAACACGCTCTGTCATAGCACACATATAAATACGTAAAGCCTTAAGGGGGGATTATGATCACTAACGCACGAAACATTTTATGCCTTGATCTAGGCACCAAGACTGGTTGGGCGCTCTGCGGTGCAGATGGTCATATAAGCAGATGGTCATATAATAAGTGATACAGAACATTTTCCATCACGCCGCTTTGAAGGTGGAGGGATGCGTTATTTGCGTTTTAAGCAGTGGCTTATGGAGATAAATCGGTCCGTTGATGGAATTGACGCGGTGTATTTTGAAGAGGTGAGACGTCATGTAGGTACGGATTCTGCCTATGTTTATGGCGGCTTTTTAGCAACGTTAACGGCGTGGTGTGAACATCATCAGATTCCGTATGAAGGCATTCCTGTTGGTACGATAAAGAAAGCGACGACAGGAAAAGGAAATGCTTCGAAAGAAGAGATGATAGAGGCAATGTGTTCCAAAGGGCATATGCCTTGTGATGATAATGAAGCCGATGCTTTGGCAATTTTATATTTAAAGAAAGAAGGGGATGTATATGTCCAGTAAATTACCTTGGACGAGACTTTTTGCAGACAAGTGGCTTCTTGATCTTGCTTGTTTACCTGCAATTGAAGGCAATGTTTAGCAATTGAAGGCAATGTTTATATGCGGTTGCGATTGCAAATGTTGCGCACTAGAGAGTCTCTTGTAAACGACACACAAATATTATCTCATTTTACGTGTTGTTCAGCAAAAAGATTTGAAAAGGCATTAGATTATTTATTTAGATCTGGACATATCATTTGCTTAGAAAATGGTCGTTTGTGGATTTCAGATGTTGAAGAAGAATTAAACAATTCAGATGAAACTTTAAATAAATTTTCAGAGAGAGCGCAGAAAGCAGCACAAGCAAAATGGGCAAAACATCATAAAGTAAAAACAATCAGTGATGATCAAGATGCTAAAAATGCTAAGCATGATGCTTGTAATGATTTTAGCAATGCTCAAGCAATGCTTAATGATGCCATTAACAATAACAATAACATAAACATATATAATAAAAAAACTAATACTATCGTATTAGCAAAAAAAGAAATTTGTTCTGAAAGTTTAGAACCTATCGATTTGGTTGATGAACCAACAGAGGTTGATGCTGTTGAGAACCAAGCAGAGCAAATCGCAACCTCATCAGACAACCAACCTCCCATTCACGAGCAAGAGAACATTTCCCCAAAAGCTAAACGGTCGAGAAGTAATCGAGGTTGTCGATTGCCTGAGGATTTTGAGCCTGATTACGAGTTTGCCATTGCAGAAGGCTTGCCTCCAGAGCGTGTGAACATCGAGAAAGCAAAATTTCGAGATTTTTGGAAAGCTAAAGCAGGCAAGGATGCATGCAAAACTGATTGGAAAGTGACGTGGCGTAATTGGGTGCGAAAAGCAATTGACGATTTAGAAAAAGGAAAAAACTATGGGAAATGCAACGGATATCACACAGGAGAACAGCGTAGCAAAACTTATCGAATTGCACAGTACATGTCCGATATCAAAAATTCAGACAGTGTGTACAAATTTTTATTCGAGGATGACAACCGAACCACCATTCCTTTGGAAAACAGGGCAAAAACCATTGATTGCAGAAGCGGAGAGAATTACTTCATTAGTCCATGACGCATTGAAAAAGCTTGAGAAAAAAGCCACTGAAGAGGAAATTCAAACAACGTATCTTGTGCTATCCAATGGTCTCAAAAGCCAATTACAAACAGACGAAAAAGCAACAGCGCTTGCGTATCTTTACACCCTTGAAGGCATAAGCAGTTGGGTATTGCAAACAGCAACAAAGAACGCTTTGAAAGGCAAAGCAGAGGGCTTAAACACGACCTTTATGCCCTCAACAGCAGATTTTTATCGTTATTGCGAAAATCTTGAAAAGAGCATTCGCTTGCAAGCTAATTGCCTTCTAAAGAATCTTGAAAAGCCTGAGATAAAGGCAAGTTATCACAAGCCTCCGATATCATCAGAACGCATAGCAAATCTTCAAAAAGAGCTTGAAGAGGTTTTAAAAGGGATTGAAGGATAAACAGCAAAATAGTGAGAAGTGGTGATCATTTTGTGATTGGCTATGTGTTTAAATCGACAGAAAGGCATCATAGAGAGAGATTTGATAGTTTTTTGAATTCCACATGATAAACACGAATAGCACTGTGTGGTTAAATTTGAGCCAAACAGAGCATGATGCAAAAATTAGGAAAAAAGATGCAAATTTCAAATTTAAAACAGTTGTTCTTAACAAACCGTCAACAACCGATGCAAAAGAAGTTTGTAGCAACGGCAGTTGGTCATGTGCCTTGGGGGGACGGAGCAGCGGAATATTTTTACAATCTTTACGAATATGAAGATGGCACAAGAGAGTGTGAAAAGTTTGATGGTGGCCAGTATTACACCATACCAGAAAATGCGGATTTCAGTACCAAAGCGCAGGTAAAGGCCTGGGTCTATGGTGGAAATGTGCCAAGGAATATTCTGAATGTTGAGCCTCTCATAGAAGAGGTGAACAAAAATATCAAAAAACATTCAGTGCAAATGGTGATGGACGACCGAGATGATGAACCTATGTTGAAAAAAATGGAGAAAGAGATAGAAAAAGCTCTTCAGCAAGAATTTGAGAAATCCCCCAAAAAGAAAAGTATTTCAAAAGAAATTTGATAGTACTGAGAGGGTTTGAACCTATTTTGGAGAAGATTGTAATAAATCAGGCTAAGCGTTTCGGCAAAAACTGGAAAGAAATCTTTCTGAAAATTCGTAATGCTACTGAAGGAACAGGTGCTGTTGCTGACTCTGTTCAAAAAATTATTAATTTATTACAGAATTTCTAATACTAAAGATGTCCTGTTTGCTCTAAGGATAAAATATTAGGGAGTGGATTGTTATGCCGTGCTTGCCAAAGATCATGCTTTTGTTGTAATTTAAGCCAAAATTCGGCATCATTTAAAGCAGCCTTTTCTAATCGTAAAGCAAGGTTAATGCTGATGGCTGCATGACCATTTAGGACACGGGATAAAGTTAAACGTGCAACGCCGAGATGATTTGCTGCTTCTGTTATTGTTAATCCTAATGTATCAAGCAATTCTTCTTTTAAAATGCCACCAGGATGTGGAGGATTGTACATCATAAGATTTATGGATTATTTATCGCATTGAACGAAGCATGGCATCACGTAAAATGGCATTAATCCGCGTTTGATATCCTTTCCCTTGGCTTTTAAGCCATGCTAGCACATCTGAATCCACACGTACAGTTGTGACAGTTTTCGTTGGTTTATAGAATGGATTACGAACGGTGTTTTTCCAGAATGCATCATCTAGTAATGGAATATCACTATGATCAATTGCACTGTCCGGCATTGCAGCCAGTTTATTAATTTCAGCTTTCTGTTTGTCTGTCAAAGGTGATAAGTTACCTAAATCAATTTCATAATGAACTTTCTTCTTCATAACGTTTCCTCTCTTTTAAGTTTGCTCGCCGCACTGAAATGATACGGATGACTTCTATGCCATCATTATCGTTATAAACAGTATGCGCTACGAGCAATAGTAAAAAGCCGTCCACAAGGCCTAAAGTTTGCCAACGATATTCTCCGTTTTCAATACGGTCTTGTTTAACCATGGCAAATGGATCTGCAAAAACACGTGCAGCTATTTCAAAACTTACACGATGCTTTCTAAGATTACTTTTTGCTTTAGTTTCATCCCATTCAAATCTTATTTTCATATCTCATGTTAATACATTTATGTATGTATATCAAGAGTTTTAAATGACTACTGAACTCCCTATGTTTTTTATATATTGAATATAATTTAATACTTTAAAAATAGTATTTAATAAATTGAAAAAATTGAAAAATATTTAACTTATGCTAAAGTTTGTTATAATTAAAACGCAAATCAAATAAGGCTACAAACATGCTGAATAAAGTGACATTAATTGGGTACCTTGGTGCTAATCCAGAAGGAAAAATGATGCCTTCTGGTTCGGAGATTGTGAATTTTCGTATGGCCACTTCGCAGAGCTATACGGACAAAATAACCCATCAAAAAATAGAAAAAACAGAGTGGCATTCTGTGGTGATTTTTAATCCACATTTAGCAAAAATTGCTCTTCAGTATCTCAAGAAAGGAAGTAAAGTTTATCTTGAAGGACAGCTTCAGACGCGTAAATGGCAAGATAAAAATGGACAAGATCATTCCACAACAGAAATTGTTTTACCTCAATACAGAGGTGAGTTGTATTTACTTGATGCAAAGAAAAATCAACCTGCATCTCCTACCCCTTCATCTATCACTTCTCAAAGTTATGCCGCCGCTTCAAGAGCTGCTGATTATAGTACAGATCTTAAGGATAACATGCCATTTTGATTGATAAAATATGACAAAGAGAAAGAAACGTGCAAAACGTGGACGCCCAAGACTTAAGAGACGTCTAAGAGAACCAAATGGACGTATCTCAAGAACCAAAAAACTCCGTGAACCCATGGTAAATTGGCAATTGAAATGCGTGCCAAACGCTTTGCCTTGACCATAGAAGAAGCAAAAAATCCACTTTCCAGTACTTATGTTGATCGGCTTTGTTTGAAAGGCAAACTCAATCAAGAGCAATATGATGCTGCACAAAAGTATCTTGAAGTGAGAAACAATTACCTCTGTGCAAAAGGATTGCCTAATGCTGTTTATGATGAAAGACCTGTAACTTCTGATGACGGAGCAAGAGAAAAATGGGTACAAAAAGCAACCAATTATTATCAAGCTATGCAAGAGATAGTACGAGAAACACAATGCCTTTATCGACAGCATAATTTTTATGCAGCATTACAATATCTTGTTGTAGAAGATCAAACATTGCCACATCTTATCGGTTCACTGTATGTTGTTCTTAATGCGCTTTATAAACATTTCACAGTAACAAGGTAAAAAGCATGACGTAAAATGTTTTTCTGTACAATACGTTGTATTTGTATTACAGTGAATACGAATATGAGGATTGAGTTATGACAATATCTATTCGTTTGCCAAGTGATCTTGAAACACGTTTAAATAATTTAGCTTCTAAGACAGGACGTACAAAATCTTTTTATTTGCGTGAGATTATTGAACGTGGAATAGAGGAAGCAGAAGATTACTATTTAGCCTCACAAGTAAGAGAGCGTATTTAAAGAGGAGAAGCTACTTTTTATAGCTCTGAAGAGGTGAGGAAAGAGCTTGGCTTGGACGATTAGATATGAAAAAAAGCTCTCAGTTTTTTAAAAAAGTGTGATAAAAAAGAAGCATAGAGGATTGTTGATTTTTTAGATCAGCATGTTGCTTCTCTTGAAGATGTGCATGCAATAGATAAGCCGTTAAGAGACCAATTATCAGGTTTATGGAGGTATCGTGTAGGAGATTACAGGATACTCTGTGATCTTTATGATAAAGAGCTTGTCGTGTTAGTTTTGGCTGTTGGACATAGGAAAAATATATATAAAGGTTGAAGATAACAGCGGCAATGCGTATTATTTTTTGCCTTTTAAAATACTATATTTAGGCAAAAAAATAAAAAAAACACAAGAACATGATTTTTTTGTTGACATGATGTGAAAAGTCGTATTTAATGACACTATTGCAGTAGTTGAATTGTATCTAAAATTCAAAAATATCCCCTCAAAATTCAGTAAAATATAAGCTTAAATAATGGCTGAAAAGTCCTGTTTTCTTGGTAATTTGGGCTAATCTATTTTCCAAAGAATAAAAATTAATATTTGACATCATTATGTCATTAAATAATTCCCCAAAAGGAGCAATGATGAAAGCTGTCATCACTAAGCCAATGTGTGTTCTTGGCGATAATAAAAGCACTGTTCGCTTTGAACCATCAACATCCAATAATCCATTTGTTGAAGTTTCCAATCAAGTCTATGCTCGACTTAAACGAGCAAACGCCGCAAAACCTTTTGTTGGAGTCAAGACAACAATAAAACCTGAAAAGGTAATTGAACAGACTAAGCCAATAGAAAAAGAAGTTATACAGACACCCTCTGAACCAGATGTAGAAGAAACTTCACTTCAACAAACCGAAACACCTAAAGCTTCTAAATCATCAACATCTCCTGCCCAAAAGCTTAAAAGTTGAAATTAATCATCCATCAAAAATGGTATCTTCAACAAGTAAAAGATACTTTTACCAATCTTCAAGCACCACGCCTTAATTGGGCTTTGCGTAATGCTGTAAACACCTCTGCAAAACAAGTCGAACGCTTTGCCGAAAAACAAATTGCTGACGTTACATCCGCCCAATCAAAGCATATCAAGCGAGGCATTTATATTAAAGAAAAGGCTACAGCAAAGTTTCTCGAGACGGATATCATTGGTTCTGGAACACCGATACCTCTTAAATTTTTTCAAGCTAAAGAAACAAAACGCAGTGTAATTTACAAAATGTTTGGAAAAAAAGAAATCTTGCCTCATGGTTTTATCAAAGGTGGGAGTTTTCCAAAACGTGTTGAATTAAAAAAGATGAAAGGTAATGTGTTTCAAAGAGTGGATGAAGATAAATTTCCCATTGCAAAACAAGAAGGACCCTCAATTGCTGGGGTGATGTCAAAGCCAGAAATTGCAAATGCTATTGCACAATATGCCAATGAACGATTAACCAAAAACATACAACACCAACTCGCTCGTCAAGAATACGCTGCTAACAAAAAAGCTAAATAATATTCTTAAGCTGTACTTACACACTCCTCACTTTAATTGTAATTTTTAAAGCAGATTATCGCTTTTGTTTTGATTTTTTTTAAAAATCAATGAGAATTTTACTCTTGTTTCACTTAAATTTTTATATTAAAAAAGTACATGAAACATTTAATGAGAAAAGTAAGAACTTACTCATATGTTTTATAAAATGATCAACTCATCTTTAAGGATGAGGACGGGGGGAAGAAGATGCTTAAATTATTTGTTTCTGTAATAATTGTTATGTTTTCGCAATCTGTCTTTGCGGATGAGGTTCGTAAAGTCTATCGGGCGGTTATGCAATCTCCTGAAGAAATAAAACGTGAGGGGGGATTCTTACCGCGAGGGATGGATGGAACACGCCCTAATCAACCTCCAGTAAATATAAGTTTATGGAATCATGTGCATGGAGCTGAAACAGGATTGTCACGCCATAATTCTGGCTATGTATCTACGTCAACCTCTCGAGGATTTGCAATTAATTGGGTAAATGATCACCTTAATCATAATGGTTATGTTTATCATATTAGAGCTACTCCTAATTTCATTGATGTCAATGCATCGTTAAGGAATTATTCTCCACATCCAGGAGAGCTAGAAATGGCTGCATTAGGTGTGATACATTGGAATCAAATTATAGGATGGGAAAGAGTGAGAGGAATAACTGTTGGTGATTTTGTTCGGAATCCAGATTACAGAGAGGAATTATATGCATATCTTTCAGGAGGAGGAGCTCAACCACAGTTAGCGGCTTTCCCTGATGGGCATCCAGCTTGGGCGCAACAGCCATGGGTTGCACATGCCGAGTGCGCATTAAAATCATCCTGTTCTCCTAAGAAATCAGCACAACAATTTGGAACGGATTGGTTTTGGAAATCTTATTACGATATACTTACGGTATTAGTTATTATTCTTGAAGAATTATAAATATATCCCATTATAACAAAATTATATATATTTTTTATAAATAAAATACTACATAAATAATAACAGAATAGTTTTATCCTTCATAGTGTAAAATCTTTTTTTAGGATATGAATATAAGATGTGCATTAATTAAACTTACAAAAGGTAGCTTGAAAAGCTGAGGAAACAAAACAGAAGTCATTTTTACTCTATCTGAGATTAATCTTGATGTGAGCGTAGATAATGATCTGCTTACAAAGAGTGAATAGAAAGATGATTTATTAATATTAATATCACTGCACACACAAGCAAATTTTAAATATGTAAAAGGGAGAACATAATGATCATATAGATAATGTTTATATATTGAATATATTTTTGCATAGCAATCATGCTAAACAAATACTATAATTATGGAAAAGAAGACTTGCCCATAGAACCCTATGAAGTAATTTGCATCAGTGAGCAGCAGTAAGAACCTACCGAAAGAAGCTAGTTACTTATAGGTTAGAGATCTTAAAAGTCTTTATCTTTGTGTAATGAAAAAAGAAATTAAATTCTACTATTTTAAATTTTAAAGGGGGAAACTATCATGAAAATTAAAGGAAAAATATTTCTATCCTTGATTATAACAATCTTAATGATAAAACCATCTATCAGCGGACCTTATGTACAACCGGGTTATATAGGTTCAGTTGGAGTTGATCTACAAACATTTAACTGTACTTTAAAAGTAATCTATAAATCCAGTCCAGATATACAGTTGGGAACTTGGCGTTGTGATAGTACACCAGGAAAAGCCATTCTTGATCTGGCTAAAATAGCAACCATACTAGATAGACCAGTAGAGGTAGTTTTTATGAGTAGTAAAGACGAAGCAAAACCGGTATTAGGTATTACTTTGAAATAAAGTCAATAATCGAAATTGATTTTAGGAATGCTGATACTTCTGCAAATGTATTAGATATTATTTTCTTCTCTGCTATAGGAAAAAAATATATCAACCAACAAGGACTTTGTGAATTTTACTAAAAATTTAGAAAAACCTAAGAGCTTTCCATGGTTGAGAGGAATTAGATGATAATAATACACGCTTTGATTTATAACCTATTGAAAGGGTATGAAACTTGGTAAAAAGCTTGATATCTTTTAGATCCAATTCATGTTCATTTTATTGTTTCCTTCAAAAGAGACAAAGAAAATATCAAGCCTTAATCAAAAAAGCTAAATAGATGTTAGACTAGATCTGTCACAAAAACTGCTTAAATTTAAAATACAATTTCATCTTTTCCACTTTTAAAGTGGAGAGGATGTTAATTTAAAAAAGATTGCCAATTATACCTCTCCTATCTCTAAAAAAATCGAATAAAATCAATGCACAAGGTACTTTCCAGCGGGTTAGGTCTGTTGCGGGGCTGAACAGCGCGAACTATCGCTAGCGTTAGAATTTTTCAAATTGACTGTACATTGTACACATAAGCTATTGATAAATAACGATTTCAATATGTGTACTGTACAATATATGATTATTTAAAGACAAAAATTATCGAAAGATACTTGACATTATTTCTGTAACATATATCTTCGAATCAGGTGCTTCAAAAACACCTTGACGATAAGCGGATGGATTGCCGAAACAGTCTCTTCACCGCCAATTAAAAGCTTTGACTCATTATATGTGCATAGCATATAAATGACTTGTCGGGTGTGGTTGCGCTATACAATACCCTCGTGGGGAAAGTGTAACGACGGACTTATCGCCGTGTTTTTGAGCACCCGGCACTCTTTTATTGAGTGTCAATCAAAAACATCTAACGATAAGGAGTTCATCATGAACACTCTTATAACAATATCAGAACAAACTATTGGACAGGAAATTGTTCAAACGGTCAACGCGCGTGAATTACATGCGTTTTTGGAAGTGAAAACCAGTTTTAAAGATTGGATTATCAGGCGCATTCAAGATTGTAAATTTAAGGAAGGATATGACTTTTGCTCTTTTTTGAGCGAAAGTTCAGGTGGACGTCCTTCTAAAGATTATGCTCTCACCTTAGACATGGCTAAACACCTTGCAATGATTGAGCGTAATGATAAAGGTCATCAAGCAAGAGAATACTTTATCGAATGTGAAAAGCTCGCAAAACAAGTAGTCACACCACAAGTTGACTACTCTAAACCCGAAGCATTACTTGGTGTCTTGAACCACCTACAAAGCCAAATCGAACAGAAAGATCACGTGATTGCAGAGTTAACACCAAAAGCAAAAGCACTTGATGGTTTAAAACGTTCTGATGGTTTGTTCGGTCTGATAGAAGCTGCAAAGATATTAGAGGTACGGCCAAAAGATTTAACTAATTACCTCCGTAAGAATGATTGGGTCTATCGACGAGCTCCAAGTGGTCCTTTGTTACCTTATCAGGATAAGATCAAAAAAGGTTTTATGGATTGCCCTGCCATCACCATTCAAAGACCGGATGGAACAGAAAAGGTGCTTCCTTCAACAAAAATCACATCCAGAGGATTAGCGTGCTTGAGAGAACAAATCCACGGAGGTGTACAATGAAAATGGATATAGACTTTTTGTGCAATTTATGGATAGCATTGTCTTAGTTTTCCAATCATCAAAGCATTGGAGATGAAGAGTGTAACACACTGGTGCAGGTCATATACATGGTAGAAAAAGCTTTGATTGTAAAACTTCAAGATGAGGTACCAAATATACTTAAAATCTTGACAGTTCTAACAGATTTTGGAGTTTCAGAACTACCGCATAGCATGGATTCTTTGTTGCGAACCTATGCTCCTACTTTGGAGTGCCCCATTAAAAAGGTTGCTTAAGTTAAAACAGAACTCCCCTCCCCGTTCTTAAAATGGGGAGGTGGTTAAACTCTACATTCAAATTTATTGATTTTAGAAAATTCATCTGCTTTTTCAGTTTGTAATATACTAACGTCGTAAGCAGCTTGCATGTTAAGCCAAAATTCAGCTGTTGTATCAAAAAAATAGGCTAATCTTAGTGCTGTATCGGGAGTAACTGGACTGTTTTCAGCAACAATCCGTTCTATCCTCGTGCGTGGAACATTCAATGCTTTTGCAAGAGCATAAGCAGAGAGAGCATATTCTTTTAAATATTCTTCCCGTAAAATTTCTCCGGGATGTATTGCTATATAATTTCTCATCTCGACCTCCTGTAGATCAATGATAATCTACGATTTCAACTTCATAGGCGCCATTAGAACGCCATTCAAAACAAATACGAAACTAGTCATTAATACGAATAGAATATTGACCTTTACGCTCTCCTTTCAATGCCTCTAAACGATTTCCCGGAGGACTGCGTAAATCTTTGAGATCAACTGCTTTATCAAGCATAAATAATTTTCTTTGAGCTATACGTACTAGAGTTGTGGAAAAACCTTTAGGCGAATTGCCTTCTAAAAGATCTTTACATCGCTTATCCGCAAAAGATTCAATCACCAAATCACCTTCATTCATTCTTTTATGTATCGTATCATGATACCAATCTAAAGAAAAGAATAAATGTTTAATAACGGAAATAAAAATGAACAAGAAGCATCGTGATGGTCTCTCGGTTCGAGCCTTTGCGAAAAAGATGCGTGTCTCCCCTAATGCGGTTGTTTCACGATTTAAGACAGGTAAATTTGATGCGGCTCTTTTTGAAGATGGTTCTGTCAATGAAGCTCTTGCAACAGCTATCTGGAATGAGAACCCAACAAAGCGCCCTGCCTCACTTTTAGCACCTGATGGACAACGGCGGACAAAGATCAAACAAGCCTCGACAGATGGAGCCAATGAATTTGAGATCAAATTGGAGCGAATGCAGGTTGCGCTAGCAAAAGAAAAGATTGCTCTGGAAAAGTTACGGGAAACAACTGTTGATCGTGAAGAAGTAAGAAAAGAAGCATGGAACTTTGGAAGAGCGCATCGAGATACAATGCTCAATTTTGCCTATCGCTTTGGTGCTGAAATTGCGGCGCAAGTCGGATGTGATGCTGCTAGCCTTATTGGAGCTATCGATCATCATATGCGCAAAGCTTTAATGGAAAATGTCGTCCCTGTCTCTTTTCACGATCCTAACATTTTAGAAGAGAATCCAGAACATAATAAGTAATGCTTCGCCCTCATCCTCTGGTGCTGGGCTCTTTTTTTGCTATGCGAATGAAGGACGCCATCCTGACCCGCCTTATACTGTTTCTAAGTGGGCTGATAAAAATCGTTATTTAAGCACAGTTACGAGTGCAGAACCTGGATTATGGAGAACTATACGTACCCCTTATTTGCGCGAAATCATGGATAATCTTTCTGTTTATGATCCGACTGAAACAACGGTTGTGATGAAGGAGGCTCAGTTTGGAATGTCGGAAGCAGCGTTGAACTTTTGTGGTTATGCTATTCATCATAGTCCAGGACCGGCACTGTATGTGATGCCGACAGTTGAGACCGCTAAGAAACTGTCAAAGTCTCGTCTTGATCCGATGATTTCAGCTAGCCCTGCTTTAAGTGAACGCATTGCCCCTGCTCGTACACGAGACAGTGGAAATACAATGTTTTCAAAGGAATTTTATGGGGGAACATTGATGATTACCGGAGCAAATAGTGCTGCTGGATTGCGTTCTTCTCCTATTCGCTATTTGGTTTTGGATGAAGTCGATGCTTATCCATTGAATGTGAATAACGAAGGCGATCCTATAACAATTGCTGAAAAGCGAACCTCTGCTTTTATTCAACGTAAAATTTTTAAATTGTCCACACCGACACACCGTGACACAAGCCGTATTGCCAAAGATTTCGTGCTTGGTGATCAAAGATATTACAACGTCCCTTGTGATGTATGTGGTACGCTACAGCCGATTATTTGGTCACAAATCAAGTGGCAAAAAGGCGCCCCCGAAAAAGCTGTTTTTGTTTGTGCGCATTGTAGTCATGAACATGCCGAACATCGCAAAGAGACCTTAATGGCGGAAGAAAACGGTGCTTGCTGGATCGCAACACAGGAGTCAAGTAAGCCTCGTCTGCGTTCTTACCATATTTCAGCGCTTTATTCGCCATGGCTTACTTGGGGCGATTGTGCACGCGAATTTTTAAGAGCCAAAGAAGACCCTGCTCTTTTGCAGGTTTTTATTAATACAGTGTTTGGAGAGCCTTGGGAAGATAGAACGGGAGAGGTCATCGATACTGATAGCCTCTATGCAAAACGCGAAGATTATCCTTTAGCACCAAAACAAGCCGTCGTATTGACAGCAGGCATTGATGTTCAAAATGACCGCTTGGAACTTGAAGTGGTGGGATGGGGACGCAGTGAAGAAAGCTGGCATATTGATTATCACGTCATTCCTGGTGATCCCTCTTCTTTTGAAGTATGGGACCAACTGGATGAATATCTTACAAGACGCTGGCCACATCCAGGTTACAAAGATGGCATCAGAATAACGGCTGCTTGTATTGATACCGGTGGTGGACACACACAAGCGGTTTATAATTATGTACGCCCCCGTGAGGGACGACGTATCTGGGGAATTAAGGGACAGGCGGGATGGCGTGCAGTATGGCCGCGCCGTCCAAGTAGAAACAACAAAGGACAGATTAATCTCTATATTGTTGGTGTTGATGCAGCAAAAGATATTATCACGGCACGGTTTAAAAAATCCGGTCCTGAAGCATCGGGTGCTGGTGCAACGCATTTTCACAAAAACCTTGATCGAGAATATTTTGACCAGCTGACCGCTGAAAGAAAAGTCATCAAATATTTTAAAGGCTTTAAGCGCATTGAATGGCAAAAAAGCGAAAAGGCAAGAAACGAGGCTTTGGATTGTAGGGTCTATGCTTATGCAGCTTTACAAGGTCTGATTTCAGCAGGAATAAACCTTAATCGAGAAGTCGATATCTTAGAAGAGCGTTTGGAAAAACTTAAAATTGAAAGCTCTTTAGAGCAGCCAATATCAGAACACCAACCCTCTCCTGCTCCAAGAAGATCTCAGACAGCACAGCCTCAAAAGAAGCAATTCAGAACAATAATAAATCCTTATATGCGAGGGGATTGGAGGTAATTTGTGGATGAAACTTTAGGGCAATTTAACAGCAAAATTGAGAGACTTGAAAGTTTAAAAAAACGGCGCGAACAAATTGAAGAGGCTCTTTATTCAGGTGCACAATCGGTACGCCATGGCGATAAGCAAGTAAGCAACCGTTCTGTTGAGGAACTTCGCAGAGCACTTGAGATGCTGAACACACAAATAGCCTCCCTTGAAGGACGCAAGCATTCACGCGTTTTCTATTTTAATATATCACGAGGCTATTAATGCTATTAATGGCTGGCTTTTTAAATAAAATTACGGAATTTTTTACAATTTCTCGTCAACACAGTCCTCATTTTGAAGCAGCAAGCAAAAGTCGTCGCATGGGTGGTTTTGACCCTGCAAAAAAACACATCAATAAAGCGATTGAAGAATGCGGTGAAACCATTGTTTCTCGTTCAAGATGGCTTTATGACAATGAATCTCTTTATAGTTCTGCAACAGAAGAATGGGTCTCCGCGGCTGTTAGCGATGGAATTAAGCCATATCCTCGTATTGAAGGCTTTCAAGAAGAAAAGAAAAAGCTTTTAGATTTATGGTGGCAATGGGCTGATGAGGCAGATTATGATGAAGATGCTAACTTTTATGGTCTGCAAGCAACGATTGCACGAGAAGTCTTTTTAACCGGCGAATGCTTTGTAAGACTACACTATGTCGACCTTTATGGACGCTCTGGTGTGCCGCTTCAATTGCAAGTTTATCCAACCGAAATGCTGGATTTAACTTACAATGGACCTGCTGAAATTAAGGGCAATTACATCCGCATGGGAATTGAATTCAATACCAGTGGTAAACGTGTTGCTTATCATTTTTGGGAACATCACCCCTATGATGATCGCCCTGAAAACACAGCATTTAAGAGCCAAGAGCGCGTGCGCATATCCGTGCCTGCTGAAATGGTCATTCATATCAAAGAGCGCCGTATTGCGGGACAATTGCGCGGTTCTCCTAAAATAACACGCTGTATGACAAAGATCTTTCAACTCGAATCCTATGATGATGCAGAACTAGATAGAAAAAGGACGGCGGCTCTTTTCGCGGCGTTTGTCAAGGACAATTCACCAAACGTCGAAAAATTATCCGATAATCGTGATAAAACAACGTTGAAGAAGAATACAAAGCACCTGTCATTGTGCCCGGTGCATCTCTTTATTTAGGAGAGAATAAAGAGGTTACATTCTCAAATCCTGTTGAGGTTGGAGGTTCTTATGAAGCCTTTCAATTTCGCAATATCTTGAAAATTTGCTCAGCTCTCAATATGCCTTATGCCGTTGTTACTGGAGACGTTACGCGCGGCAATTTTTCCAATGTGCGCACCTCCATCATTCAGTTTAGACGTCACGTCAAACAATGGCGCGAACATATCATTTCCTTTCAGTTCAATCGCATTGTTTGGGAGCGCTTTGTTGAAATGGCAGTACTTGCTGGATGCGTCAATTTGCCAGAGTGGGAAGAAAATCCCTTGCCATGGCTTCAATGTGAAAGCTTTGCACCACCACTTGAAATGATCGATCCAAACAAGGATATCTCAGCGGAAAAAGAAGAAATTCGCGCCGGTTTAAAAACACGACGAATGGCACTTGCTGAACGTGGTTTTAATATTGACAGCATTCATGCCGAACTTGAGGAAGAACACATAGACGCTCGTGCACGTGGTTTATCTTTTGATACGGATATGGCGGATCCTTCTGGTGCACAGAAAACGATGGATTCCACAAACTCTGATGCTAGCGATTCCTATGAAAGCAACCAAAGCAGTGAGGCTCACAAAAATGACGAATAATCTTGACATGCCGTTTTTGGCATCACGGCTTTTTGGTGTTCCACATATGCTTGCCTCAACAAAGCTTGATGTCATTCTTAATGCTCTTGCGCCGCGTCTTTTTGCAGGAGAAAAGTTTACCCCTAAGGCTTTTTCACAAGGAGATACAGCATCTTTCAAACCACCTGAAACTTACGTGGTACGCAATAATGTTGCCATCCTACCAATTCATGGCACACTTGCGCGCCGCAGTGCATGGCTTGGCGCTCTCTCAGGGTTAACCTCTTATGAGGGTTTAAGTGCTTCTTTTCGTGAAGCTATGGCACAACCTGATGTTCGCGCTGTTTTACTTGATATTGACAGCGGTGGGGGAGAAGCTGGCGGTGTGTTTGATTTGGTTGAAGAGTTTCAAACACTCTCAAAACAATACAATAAGCCAATTTGGGCGCATGCCAATGAGTTTGCCTGTTCAGCAGCTTATGTCATTGCTTGCTCTGCCTCTCAAATATGGGTTGCTCGCACAGGGGTTGTGGGCTCAATCGGGGTTGTTTGTGCCCATCCTGACCAATCCCGGGCAGATGAGAAACATGGACTTAAATGGACTTTTGTCTTTGAAGGTGATCACAAGGTTCATGGCAATCCTCACGAACCGTTAGCCGACACAGCACAAATAAAAATGCAAGCAGATTGCGCCCTACTCTACGAGATGTTTGTCGATTTGGTAGTGCAAAACAGACGCTTAAGTGCTGATGCAATTCGCAACACAAAAGCAGAAACTTTTATAGGCACCCAAGCTCTCACGCTTGGATTAGCAGATGTGCAAGGCACCCTTGCGCAAGCTTTGGAAGCCTTAACGGATTCCATATCACAAAACCCAACATCAACAGCAAAAGAAGGACAAAACACATGGCACACACAAAATACCGCGCTGAAGAAGATGATGATGAAAAGATTGTCGACATCATCAATGACGAGGAAGAAGACGAAGACAACAGCGATATCAACAAAAACGCTGAAGTCTTTGACGACGAAGAAAACGAAGATGAGGATGAAGACAATGAGGACAAGCACAAAGACATGAAAGCCATACTTGAAAAAGAAAGAAAGCGCGCGCAAATACTAACAACCCTCGAAAAGCAAGCAAAGCGCCTAGGCGTTTCTTTTGATGCCGCACAAGCTATTCAAAAAGGTATGAGCATTGAAAAAGCACGCCAGTGTGTGTTAACAGCTGCTACCTCTCAAAGCGCGTCTTTAAAGGTATCGCCTTATGTTCCCCATGCTTATGGAGAGAGCAAGGCAAAGATTCATGCAAAATGGGAAGCAGCTTGGAGGGCAGTGAAATGAATATTATTTATGAAGACGTACGCAATGGCGCTTATCTTGGTCTATACGACCCTGACATGTCAAACGAAGAAGTAATATTTGCATCAGGAGCATTTATTGAAGCGGGAACTGTCATGGGACAAATAACCGCATCAGAAAAATATATCCCCCTTAATCCAGCAGCATCAGATGGCAGTCAAACACCGGCAGGGATTTCTTTTGCCACTGTTGACGCAACAGACGCAGATCAACGCGCCGTGATTACAGCACGCTTATGCACTGTAAAAGCTTCTGAACTGCTATGGCCAGATGCCATCACAGATGAGCAAAAGAAAGAAGCCATTCAATCTTTAGAAGACAAAAACAACATTCTATTGCGATAGGAGAACGCACACATGGATATGAATTTTTTTAAACATGATGCTTTCTCAAGCATTACAATGATGAAAGCCATCGAAAACTATGAGTTTCAACCTGGTCTTGTGAGCTCTCTTAATCTTTTTGAGGAAGTGGAAACAAGCACCACAGTGGTTGGGATTGAACGGCGTGATAATACATTTTCGCTTATTCAAACCAGTGAACGCGGGGCACCTTTAGAAGAAGGTAATAGAGATGGTCGTAATCTCCGGTTTTTCAAAACAACAAGGATTGCCAAAAGTGATACAGTGAAATCAGAAGAAATCCAAAACCGACGTGAATTTGGCACAGAAGATCAGTTAGAAACAGCAATGAAATATATTGCCAGAAAACAAAAGAAACTGATTTCTGAAATCGAATTAACATGGGAGAATATGCAACTCGGTGCTGTTCAAGGTGTTGTCCTTGATGCTGATGGCTCGGTAATTGTCGATTGGTACAAAGAATGGGAAATCACGCCACCAAAGCCCATTGACTTTAAACTGAATAATGAAACCACCAATGTTGCTGACAATGTTGACCAAGTCATTATAAGGATGATTGAGGCTTCAAAAGGAGCATTTTCTGATCGTTCACGGATTATTGGGCTTTGCGGAAATGAATTCTTTTCCAAGTTGAAAAACCATAAAACAATTCGTGAAACCTATTTAAATACAACCTTAGCACAAACACTCAATAGCGCAGGAGGTGTTGCAACACCAAGCGCTCTTGGCTCGGGGAGTTTTGGCAGTTTTGACTTTGCTGGTATCACTTTCATTAATTACCGAAGTATTCACAACTATAATGTGAGTGCGAAGGCTGGAACAAAACGCGCCATAGGAATTAAACCTAATGAATGTCAATTCTTTCCTGTTGATGCACCTGGTGTATTCCAAAAAACCTTTGCCCCTGGTGAAAGCTTAGATTTTGCTAACACAGTTGGAAAGCCTCTCTACACAATGCTAATCGTCGATCACGACCGTAATGCATGGGTGAAGCCTGAAGTGTACAGCTATCCACTTTACATCTGCACACGCCCTGAAATGCTATTTAAAGCAGTGATTGGAGCAAAATAAGATGCGATGGCATGGGCTGCTAAACCAAATGGTTAAAGATGTGCGCAACACTTTTGGGCAGCCCATCATCTATACGCGAAAGGACAACCAGCAATCTTTTCATATCACAGCGATTTACGGCATCAAACATTCGGAATCGGACCCCGGTGGCAGAATCCCCACAACAATTGCAAGAAAGGAACTTGATCTTTGCATCAATGATATCGGAGGCTTACCACCAAAGCCTGAAGATAGCGTTGTTGTGATGGCGCCTGAAAACAGCAAAGCCCCCTCTTCTCAAGAGCATTTTACTGTTACAGATGTCCAAGCCTCTGAATCCGGTATGTATAAACTTATTTTAAGGAATACACCTTATATCTAGCAAGGAGCTTTGATCATTCTTGCTTAGAAAATATTTCATTGTAGAGAATGAGGAGATGAAGCCGTTTAAAATCCTTTAGGGAGGATGGTAATAAGCATTGACGAATTTGTTTAAATTCAATAACTAAAAATACTTTAATGTGGTGGGTAGGGTCATGACATTACAATCGCTTTTACAGACATATCGTGATGAAGCGCGTACCGAACGAGACAAAGGGACAATATTTTGAGCGTTTTGCACTTGCTTATCTGAGATATGATCCTCTCCAGCTTGAACAATATGAAAAGGTTCAAAGCTTTACAGATTGGGCTCGTGAAAATGATTGGGATGGTTGTGATACCGGTATTGACCTTGTGGCAAAGATTCGGAGTGAAGAGGGCTTTGCGGCAATCCAATGTAAATTTTATGATGCAGCATATCGGATTAGAAAAGCAGATATTGATAGTTTTATTGCGGCATCAGGGAAAGCTCCATTTACACGCCGTATTGTTATAGACAGTACTGAAAGTGCTTGGAGTGAAAACGCCGAAACAATGATACGGGGGCAGGATATTCCTGTTATACGCATTGGTCTTTCCGATATACAACAAAGCCCAATTTATTGGGAAACTTTTGCAGCTAACGGTAAAGTTTTGCTGAAGGATAAAAAGAAACTGCATCCACATCAACGCGATGCATTACATTGTGTGCGTGTTGGACTTACTGAAGCAGATCGTGGCAAGCTTATTATGGCTTGTGGAACGGGAAAAACCTTTACCAGTCTTAAAATTGCTGAAGATTTGATGGGTAAAGGAAAGTTTGTCTTGTTTCTTATCCCTTCCCTTGCGTTAATGTCACAGGCAATACGTGAATGGACAACCGATACAGAAATCGGATTACGATCTTTTGCTGTCTGTTCAGACACACAAGTGGGAAAGCGTCGTAAAAGAAGTGATGATGTTGCTGAAATTGATGTGTTTGATCTTGCGTTTCCAGCAACAACCGATGCCGCTAAACTTGCCGAACATGCAAATAATGTTGTAGCAGATAAAATGACCGTTGTGTTTGCGACCTATCAATCCATTCAGGTTGTGGCTGATGCTCAAAAAAAGTATGGTTTTCCAACATTTGACCTTATTATTTGTGATGAAGCGCATCGCACAACAGGTGCAACGCTTGTTGGAGAGGATGAATCTCATTTTGTTAAAGTGCATTCTAATGATGTTATTTGCGCTAAGAAACGCCTTTATATGACAGCAACACCACGTATTTTTGGTGATAATGCAAAAAGTCGAGCACATGAAGAAAATGCTGCCATTGCTTCAATGGATGATGAAAAGCTTTTTGGTAAAACACTTTTTTATCGGGGGTTTTCATGGGCAGTACAAAATAATCTGTTAACGGATTACAAAGTTATTGTTTTAGCAATGGACGAAGAACTCGTAAGTTCAGCTGTTCAGAAGCGGCTTAGCGATAGCCAATCCGGACTTGTTCTTGATGATGCAACAAAGATTATTGGTTGTTATAAGGCGCTTACAAAACAAGATATGCAGGCTGATGTTAATGCTGATCCCTATCCCATGCATCGTGCTTTGGCGTTTTGTAAGACTATTGAAAGTTCTAAACTGGTACGTGATGAATTTTCGGCGGTTGTTCAAGAATACCTTGATTATATCAGCAAAGAAAATACCGCAAACAAGCCACTTCTGAAATGTGAAATCGAACATGTTGATGGTCGTCTCAATACTAAGGATCGTGGTGCATTGCTCGATTGGTTGAGAGCTGATAGCGGTGAGGAATGTTTGTCGTATTTTGACCAATGCGCGTTGTTTGTCTGAGGGAGTGGATGTTCCGGCTCTTGATGCTATTATGTTTTTAAATCCACGCAAGAGCCAGATTGATGTTGTTCAAGCTGTTGGGCGGGTGATGCGCCGCTCTGAGGGCAAAAAGATGGGCTATGTCATTCTGCCGATTGGTATTCCCGCTGGCACTCCCGTAGAACAAGCTCTCAATAACAATGAAAAATATCGGGTTGTTTGGCAAATTTTAAATGCTTTGCGTGCCCATGATGACCGTTTTGATGCTACGATTAATAAGGCATCCCTAGGACAAAATGTGAGTCATGTGATTGAGATTATTGGAGTGACAAAGAGCACTGAATTGCAGGCTGTTACTGCTGTTGTAGAGGATCTTCCTACACGTTCACAACCCGCACGAGCGGGAATTGGAACACCGGAGTATGATTTCACTATTACAGAGAAAATACAAGGGGAACTTTGTTTCCCCGTAAATGAACTTTCTCGTGCGATTATAGCAAAGATCGTCAAGAAATGTGGGACACGTGATTATTGGGAGGATTGGGCGAGCAACATTGCTGAGATTGCTAAAAACCATATCACGCGTTTAACAGGCATTCTTGCAGAGCCAAATACCAAGGCGCGTCAAGCCTTTGACCAGTTTGTGGCAGAACTACGTGATGACTTAAATGATGGGATTACAGAAGCTGATGCGACTGAAATGTTGGTGCAGCATATTATCACGCGTCCGGTGTTTCAGGTATTGTTTGAAGGGTATCAGTTCACGCAGGAGAACCCTGTATCGCGCGCTATGCAGCGTATGCTGGATGTGCTTGATGAGAAAAATCTCGATAAGGAATCCAAAGATCTTGAGAAATTTTACGCGAGTGTAAAATTACGAGCAAGTGGAATTACGGATCTAAAAGCAAAACAGAAGTTGATTGTAGAGCTTTACGATAAATTTTTCCGTTATGCTTTCCATGCACAGTAGAAAAACTAGGCATTGTTTATACCCCCGTTGAGATTGTGGATTTTATTATTCATTCTGTTGATAATATTTTACAAAAGGAATTCGGAAAAAGCTTGAGTTCTCGAGATGTTTCTATTCTTGACCCTTTTACGGGAACAGGTACCTTTATCACGCGGCTTTTACAATCAGGTCTGATAAAACCAAAAGATATGGAATATAAATATCGTCATGATATCCATGCCAATGAAATTGTTCTCCTAGCTTATTACATAGCTGCCATTAATATTGAATCGACCTATCATGATCTTATGAAAGGAGATTATATTCCCTTTAAGCATATTGGTTTGGCTGATACGTTTCAGATGGTTGAAAAACAAGATCTGATGAAGGGTTTACTAGAGGAAAATAGCGAATATTTAGAACTTCAGAAAAAACTGAATATTGAAGTGATTTTTGGGAATCCTCCTTATTCCGTTGGACAAAAAAATGAAAATGACAATGCAAAAAATACTTCTTATCCACTATTAGAGAAACGGATCAGTGAAACTTATGCTGTTCAGTCAAATGCAAGTCTTATACGAAATCTTTATGATAACTATATAAAAGCCATTCGCTGGGCAAGTGACCGTATAAAAGACCGTGGTGTTATTGGTTTTGTTACAGATGCAAGTTTTGTAGATGCAAATTCTATGACAGGTCTACGTAAATGTCTTGTTGCAGAATTTAGCAGCCTTTATATTTTCCATTTACGTGGTAATCAACGAACCTCTGGAGAGCTTTCGCGAAAAGAAGGTGGGAAGATTTTTGGTTCCGGATCTCGAGCACCTATTGCAATTTCTATTCTCGTAAAAAATCCAGAATCCCAACAGCATGGTAAAATATATTTTCATGACATTGGAGATTATCTCACTAGACAAGAGAAACTTGCTATAATCGCGTCCTTTCGTAGCATTTCTGGCATTACACGTGAACACGGCTGGCAAATCATTACACCAGGTGCGCATGGCGATTGGATAAATCAACGTGATGACAGTTTCAAAACATTCCTAGCTATAGGTGATAAAAAGACTAATAATAAAAAACTCTTTGAAACTTTTTCGTGTGGTATTGCAACAAGCCGTGATGCTTGGGCATACAATTCAAGTTGTGAAGCTTTAGCGAATAATATGAGCAATATGATTGCCTTTTATAATAGCGAAGTCGAACGTTTTAATGATGCCCATCCGCATACTGATCACAAAACACGTATAAGGATTGTAAACAACTTTATAAATTCGGATGAAAAAAAGATAAGTTGGAGCCATAATGTTAAGCAAGAATTGCTAAAAGGAAAGCACTTCAGGTTTGAAGGTAGCTGTCTTACGCAAAGCCTCTACCGTCTTTTTACACGACAATGGCTATACTATAATCGCACTTTCAATGAGAGAGTCTATCAAATGCCGCGTATATTCCCAATGGGAAAAGCGGTTGATAATAGAGCAATACAAGTTACAGGGATAGGAGTGATGAAAGGCTTTTCTGTTTTGATGAGTCAAAATTTACCTAACTTGGATTCAATAGAGAAAAGTCAATGTTTTCCACGTTATTTCTATGAAGATGTTACGGTTGCAAAAAATAAAAATGAGAAACAGTCACATTTATTTACAAATATTATAGAAGAAAGCGAAACAGCTGATTTGCAAAGGCGTGATGCCATTACGGAGGAAGGATTAGCCCATTTTAAAGCTGCTTATCCCCATGAAACCATAACGAAAGATGATTTATTCTATTATGTTTATGGATTGTTACATTCAGAAGATTACCGTGCTCGTTACGCTGATAACCTCTCTAAAGAGCTCCCTCGCATCCCTTGCGTAAAAAGTGTTGAAGATTTTTGGATGTTTGTGACAGCAGGGAGTAAATTAGGCAATTTGCACGTAAATTATGAAACTGTAGAGCCTTATCCTGTTATCTTTAAAAAAGGTGATCCTAAACTTACAGATATCACTAACCCTGAGAAGTTTTATTACGTTACAGAAATGAAATTTGCAAAAGCAGGTAAAGAAAAAGACAAGTCTACAGTTATTTACAACAGTAATATCATCATGACAGATATCCCTCTTGAAGCCTATGATTATGTTATAAATGGTAGACCCGCTCTTGAATGGGTTATGGGACGGCAGGTTGTCAAAACTGATAAAAATAGTGGAATTGTTAATGATGCCAATTGCTATGCTGTTGAGACCATTGGAAACCCTGCTTATCCTTTAGAATTGTTTCAAAGGATTATTACAGTAAGTTTAGAAACTATAAAGATTGTTAAAAACCTTCCAAAATTAGAATTAAGAGAAACTAAAAATGTCAACTTATTCATTGTGCGGTAAAACAACACAAGAGGATAAGCATTCAAAATGAACAGGCTTAAAACCAGTTAAGTCATAATCTGTAAGATCATCAGTATCAACAAAGTTTTCTGCTTCTTCATCTGTCTAAAAAATGGGCATTTGTTTTAATTTAGAGGTTTTCATAAAAATTACTTTTTTAGTGCGTATAGACTTTTCAAAGCTTTAAAGTTTAGAAGAAATATATCTGTTTAAACTCACACCATTTTCAGCAGCTTGTATTGCAAGTTTTCTATGGAGTTCTGGTGGTATTCTTAATTGAAATTTTCCACTGTATTTACCATGCGACAAAGGCACAGGAACTTCTTCTCCGTTATGTTGCATATCCTCAACAACTTCTGAAACGAGGTCCATGATACCTTTTAAAGCTTTTTCTGCTTGAGCATCTAACCATGAAAGGGATGGGAATTCTGCACACAATCCAACATATTCCTCATCTTCTTGCGACCACAAAACACGATATGTATAATGATTATTGTTCATGTTTCATCCTTTCTATCGCTTGTAAGACTTGTTTGACCTGATAGGCTTTTGCTTTGTTGCCAGAATCTTTTTGAATATTCACACGGGGATCACCAAGCCACGGTGTTTTAAAACAAAGTGGCTTGTACCATTGTTCCGTGGTTTTCCAAAAAAATGTATACATACAGCCAACAAATCTGAAAACTTGATGTTCTTTGGTGATGCTTTCATCAAGCTGATTATTTTTTCAACTTTATTGTTCATAACCAACAATAGTATCATTATTAACCCTAGTCAATTATTTTTAGAGCTAACATCAACTAAACAGGAGCTTTTATGCACCCCAGAGAAACGATAAGGGAAAGCTTTGTTGCGTTGATCAAAGCAGCAAAAACAGCTGCTGGTGACAATGTTTTTAATATGCGTGATTTCAACTTTTCCGTTGAGAAAATGCCGGCCATTAATATTTCAACACAAAGTGAAATCATTGAAGATGGATATGATTATGGAGTAAGGCGGCGTATTTTAACAGTAGATGTTGAATGTTATGATACACGAGAAGATGGAGCGCGTTTTGTTGATCAACTAGCATGGGAAGTGGAGGAGATTTTCTATGCCAATCCCAATCTCAACAACACAGTTGAGACATGCCGCCTGCAAAATATTGCTTTTGCCTTTGGAGATAATGGCGCCCTAGCACTCCATGGTGCAATTTTAACCTTTGAAGTCACTTATATGACAAATATCCCCAACATGGATGAAAACGAAGGCAGTGTAACAGCAAGACTCGTTGAACCTTTTCTAGGTTTTGAACCCGAAACAGGCGTGAAAAACAAAGACAAATATCATAAAATCGAGGTTACTCATGTTAGAGCGGCGCGATAAAGAAATCACAGATCTAAAGAGACGTGTAGCCAATATGGTTGTGGTGGGCAAGATTAGCCATGTCGACCATAAAAATGCACGTTATCGGGTTAAAAGTGGTAATCTTGTCAGTGACTGGATTCCAGACACACAAGCCCGCGCCGGTAAAACACGCTCTTATGAAGGACGCGATGTTGGAGAGCAAGTAGTTGTTCTCTCGTCATCAGGAGATTTATCACAGGGTGTGATTGTTGGCTCCATTCATACAGATGCTAATCAAGCAGCCGATAACGGCAGCATTCACCGAACTATATATCCTGATGGAACCAGCCTTGAATATGATGATGAACAAAACAGCTATAGCATTCACATCAAGTCAGGTGGAAAGTTTATCCTGACAATCGCTGATGGCGTATCACTAAAAGGTGAAAGTGGCAAACTAGAGCTTACCGCGCCGGATGGCATAAAGATTGTTTCAGAAAGCGATATAAGTTTAAACGCAAAAGGCAACATTTCTTTGAAGGCAGATAGTGGCGTTTCACTGAATTCGAATGATAGTATTTCTTTTCATTCTGGGAATAATATTTCCATTAATTCAAGTAACTTAAAGCATAATGGTACCAATATTGGAAACAGCCATATTCATGGTGGTGTTTCCCCTGGTGGATCCATGACAGGAGGTCCAAATTGAACAGTGGAATGGACCGCACAACAGGAAAACCCCTATCTGGTATCGATCATTTGCGTCAGTCGATTATTGATATCTTATCAACACGCATTGGCACGCGGGTCATGCGACGTGACTATGGTTCACGTGTTGCGGAATTGATTGATGCGCCATCCAATAATGCCTTTGCCGTTGCTCTTTATGCCGCCGTTGCCGAAGCTTTAGACAAGTGGGAACCGCGTTTTAAACTGAAAAAAATAGATTTTAAAAGAATTGAAGATGGAAAAATATCCTTGTCCTTTGCGGGCATCTACTTGCCATCAGGCAAGCCTATTACCATGGAAGGAGTGCTGATACAATGAAGAACCTTTCCAATCTCGAAATCATCTCAGAACTTTCCTTTGAAGAAATCCGCGCAGCAAACATTGAACATTTAAAAGAGCTTTTGCCCCGATACATTTTTCTTGAAAGTGACCCCGCAGTTAAAATCATTGAAGCTTTTAGCTACCGAGAACTGCTTTTAAGGCAGCGTATTAATGAAGCAGCACGCAATAATATTCTTGATTTTGCAACTGGTGAATCCCTTGATGCTTTGGGAAATTGGCATGGTATTGCCCGCATGGAGGATGAAAGTGATGAGAGATATCGTGAACGTATTCGACTTCATGCCCGTGGTGGCAAAACGAGCGGAACAGAACCTTATTACAAGCTTATAGCTATGTCAGCGGATAACCGTGTTAAGGATGCGATTATTTATCGCAAAGGCAAAGATCCAACTATCTACGTTGCTCTTTTTGGCAAAAATGAAGAAGGGACAGCTTCTGAAGATCTCATACAAACAGTCTCACAAGCACTTCACAGAAAAAATATCATCATGACCAATGATACAATCATTGTTCACGCTGCTGTCAAAAAAGTAGTGGATTTGGAAGCAGATGTTTGGCTGTTACCAGAAACATCTTTGAAAATTCTCATGCAAATGGAAGAAAATTTAAGAGCAGCATGGAAAAAAGAACAAGCCATTGGTCGTGAATTAAGTCTCTCGTGGTGGATTTCAAAACTCATGATTGCTGGTGTCCAGAAAGTAAGTGCCATTGCACCAACACAAGACAGTGCAGTTTGTGATGAAGAAGTTTTAGCAATTGGAAAAATCATCTTAAACTTCAAAGGTCGTGCACGCTAATGGTTGGCTCTTTACTCCCAACCAATGCAACAGAATTTGAAAAACGCCTCGCTGCGGCATGTGATTTTCATCAAGATGTGGATAATTCTATTTTGGCGATTTCACAGACAAAATTGATCACACGCCCTCCCCGTTTTTTACCATGGCTTATTGAAGAATATGGACTTGGAGAGCTTACTCCTTATGTTCCAAACCTTTATGATTTGATTGATCAGGGGCTTCAATGGCAGCGGGTACGCGGCTCCCTTGCGGCAATAGAGATGGGGCTTGAATGGCTAGGAATTTCGGCACGTTTTACGCCCGCCTGGACAGGGCGAGTATGGTGGAATTCCTTTCAACTCTACTTTGATCAATTGCCTGAACAGAAAAGCCTTGAAGCCATTGAAGCAATCACAGATCTTTCCAAAAGTTTGCGCTCTGATTTTCGCCGTAGTGTTTATGGTTATAACGTTGAGGCAGCCGAAGGCAATATGTCACGCCTTGATGACAGCATGTTGGAGTATGAGAGCGGTATTCGGTTAACAGCTGGGGGCACTTTGTTTTCCTTTGGGCGCACAACAGAAATTAATCACACGCTGGAAAAAGAAGAAGGCAGGCTTATTGGCAATTGGATAGATGATGGGGATGAAGAATTAAGCTTCGATCAAATTGATTACCCATGGGACATGGCAAACTTTCCGTGGTCTTCGGTTAAAAAACATGAACGCGATATACTGATGGCAAAGTGGTTTCATGGCCGCACGCTTTATCTCGTATTAAGAGACACTCAAAATGCCGTGATTGGCATTCGAAAATGCTATGCTGTAGCGCCTGTCAAACAGGCTTTGGACGGTGTGTACAGCCATTCAGGCGGCGGGTTCCAACCCTCCCCGATGGGTACAGCACTTTTTCTAGCAGCACGCACAGACTTTCAGGATGTTGATGGAAAACAAGCAGCATTTGTTTCCATTCTCGTTCATGCTTCTCCAAAACAAGACGTCCCTCTTGGCAAGCTTTGGTGTGACGCCAATGAACTGAATGGTGGTGTGGAGATACTCAAAACAGCCGTTAACATCCCTTTGCGCGCTGATGTTCGTGAACAATTCAAGATTTTATTGAGGTTTTAACATGAAACATGAAAGTGGCTTGCCGTTTGCAATTGACAGATCTATCGGCAAAGATGAACAACAAAGTGTTGTGTTTTATGGACAACGCCCCTTTCTGCAAAGTGGTGAGTTGAATGAAGTTCAAACCATCATAAGAGGCCGTCATAATCGTTTAGGACGCCTTGTTGCCAAAGAAGGAGACCGTGTTGAACGAGCAGATGCGTTTGTCAACAAAGATACGCAAACAGTAACTTTAACCGACGGTAAGATTTTTATAGCCGGTGATATTTTCCCTATTTCACCAACCGTTCTCAACAATGTTTCCATGATTGGACGCGTGGAAATCGGTGTGAAACTGCAAAAAAGCTGGAATACCCACGAGGATGATCCGGAACTCTTGGGGCAAATTCCAGGAACCTTAGCAGAAGGAGAACCCGGTGCTGCCCGTGAGATTGCAAAGCTTGTTTGGGCTCTAAAAGATGATGGGCAGCAAGGAACGTTTTTTCCTGTCTACATTTTGCAAGATGGTGTTCTCATTGATCAAAAATCACCCTCACTACTTGAACCGGCCATGCAAGCCATTGCCACTTATGACCGCGCTCATGGGCATTATATCGTGAGTGGATGCCGTGTGAGCGCTTTAGGATCAAACAACAGTTGTCAAATCTTTAGCATTCAAGAAGGGGAAGCCAATATTAATGGTTTTAAACGCAAGCGCTTAGCGGCTTTGCGGCATGAAGAACCAGAAGATTTCTCGACAAGCGTTGTTCCTAGCGAAACGCATATTTTTGCACCTCAAAAAGGAAAAAAAAGCTTTACTTTTAAATCCTATTATTCTCCTATTGCCGATATTCAGTCTCTTTTGTTAACAAAAGAAAAGACCGTTAACATCACCCGCGGCGCAGTTGCCGCAGGGCGTGATGGTGTCCCTGATAAAAGCATCACCTCTTTCATCAAAGTCGTTCAAGGAAGCAAGGAATTTAAAGAAGAAACAGATTTTAAGAAAACAGGAGATACCATTGATTGGTCTCCCGTAGGAGATGAACCTGCTCCGGGGAGCACCTACAAAGTGACTTATCGTTACCGTGCACCAATAACTGCTGATAAGGTAACAGCACAGGAAATTACCGTCTCAGATGGTGCTGACAACGGTGATATTATCGTCAGTTACACTTATAAATTGCCACGCATTGACCGCATAGGACTGAATGCAGGAGGCGATGTGGTTTATATCAAGGGCATTTCGGCAGACCAACCTATGGCACCAAGTGTTCCTGATGATGTCTTATCCCTTGCAACCATTCGCAACAATTGGCTTGAAATGCCGCTTGTTGTCAATGATGGGACGCGCGTCGCACCTTATGATGAGATCTGGCGTTATTTTCAACGCGTGCTTTCGCTTGACCGGTTGATGCAGTTAGAGCGCATTAAAAGCAATGTCGACTCTAAAGAACCTGTTGCCAAAAAAGGAATGTTTGCGGACCCATTTCTAGATGACAGTTATAGAGATGAAGGCTTTAAACAAACCGGCGCTGTAGGCAATGGCATTTTACAACTCGCCATTGACCCAACATTCTATACTGCTCCTTTAAAAGCGCCTGTCACCCTTGACTGGACAAATGAAGTCATTATTGCGCAAGAGTTGACAACGGCTTGCGAAAAAATCAATCCTTATCAAAACTTTTCTCCTTTGCCTGGGACAGTCACTCTTACCCCCGCAACAGACTTTTGGCATGAACAGCGCACTGATTGGCTCTCAAGTGTGACCAATCAACTCAATATGGGGAAAAACCGTGGGAGAAGCATCCGTAAGACAGAAATCAGTGATGATTTGGTGCATGCAACCCAAGAGCAAATTGACTTTTTAAGGCAAATTACATTGAACTTTAAGATTGAAGGTTTTGCCAAAGGAGAAACCTTAGAAAGCCTTACCTTTGATGGTGTTAATGTCTTGCCAAATAGCCACCTTGTTGCCGACGCTAAAGGTATGCTCGAAGGAACCTTTACCATTCCTAAAAATATTACTGCTGGCACAAAAAATGTTATCGCACAGGGCAAAGGAGGCGCAATTGCAACAGGTCTTTTTACCGGACAAGGTGTGATTGATGTGAAGGTGATGCGGCGCACCACCACAGTAAAAATATGGACAAAAGTGGACCCACAAGCACAAGTCTTTACCCCTGATGAAACACGACAAATCACAGAAATTGATTTCCATCTTTGTAAAATTGGTAATCCTTCTCATGATTTAATGATCGATTTGGTTACCACTGAAAACGGCTATCCCACCTCCGATATTCAAGCCCAAACATCCTATCCTATGAAAGATGCAAAAACCGGATGGGCAAAAGCACGCTATGATGTTCCCTTATTAATCCCCGATGATCGTCTGACCGCTTTTGTCATTAAAACTGATGATGGTGACCATTCTGTTTCACTGGCCAAACTTGGTGATTTTGATGCAGAGAACCAAAGATATGTCTCAAGTCACCCCTATGTGACGGGTCCACGCTTTTCTTCTGTCAACGCACAAAGCTGGACAGCCCATCAAGATGAAGCCTTAGCGTTTCGAGTGTTAGCAGCTCGCTACACAAAAACAGAAAAAACCGTTCTTTTAGGTGAATTTGATCTTGTTGACTGCTCTGATTTGCAAATACGCGCAGCTATTGAATTGCCTTCAAGTCAGTGTTCTGTCATCTTTGAAATTGAACGCAACAACGGCACAATTTATCAACTCCTGCCGTTTCAATTGCTTAATCTTACTGAATATATCAGTGAAAAAGTTATACTCCGCGCCATTCTCAAAGGCACGGAAAAGCTTTCACCCGTGTTATTTGCTCCTGTTCAATTAATTGCAGGAAAAATTCATAAAGAAGCAACCTATATCACCCGAGCTTTTGCCTTTGGTGAAAAGTCGAGGCTTACCAGCTATATCAAGACCTTTTTGCCAGGAGGCTCATCCTTTACACTAGAGATGCAACTGGATGACGGCGCTTTTAGCCCTTTGGAACTAAACGAAACAGAACAGTTATCGGAACCTCTTTGGACAGAATGCAAATTTATCAGTGATGATAAATCAGCACAACAAGCGCGCCTCAAACTCACACTCACTGGTGGACCTGCAGCACGATCTATGGTGTGTGATTTCGGCGCTGGCATATTATAATGGGAGAACAGACATGACCAAAACCAAAAAACTCGACATGGAACTGCCAAAAGAAGGACGCTTTATCAGTTCTGAATTCCCAATCTTGCGGGAAAACTTGACCAAAATTGATCAAGCCATTGCCGATGTTGAGGAAAAAATAGACGAAAAAGCACCTTTAAAGCATACGCATAGCATAGGTGATGTTACAGATCTTGAAGCAACTCTTAAAGGTAAAATGGCAGCTGATAAAACCTTCTCATTTGCTGATTTAAGCGATATCGAGGGTGCACAAGATGCTGCCAACAATTATGTTCTCTATAAATCAAGCAATAATCATTTTACCTTTGGTAGCACAATATCCCTGTTAGGCATGCATCAACATAAAACCGAAGATATCGTTGGTCTTGATGACTTTAGAACAAAAATCAATGAAGACCTCACAGCCTATGGACGTTTGGCACAAGCCAATGAATGGCAAAATGATAACAAATTTAACAACAAAGTGACTATGAATGGTGATGTGGAACTCACTGGCAATTCCTCGCTTAACCTCACCCATAACGGTGAAGTGGTTACAAGTTTAAGCACAACGGAAAGCAAGCTTAAAGGACCGCTTAAAGTCGATGGTGAAGCTGTTTATACGAAAAGTGAAATAGATAAATTGATGGCTTTATTCACCAAAAAACCTGTCGAAATCCTCATGACAGAAAGCGGTACCATTCCATTGCCAGAAGGTGTCACTGATGACACAGAAATTGAAATATGGGCTTGGGGCGCAGGGGGTGGAGGAGCCAAGGATGGCGGCGGCGGCGGTGGTCAATGTGTGCGTGTAAAAATTAAAGGCTCTGATCTTAAAAAATCACAAACTGCTAAAATTGGTCGTGGAGGAAAAGGAAACAGTAGTAATATTTTATGTAATGGAGGCAAAACAACGATTGAACAAGTTCTTAGTGCAGAAGGGGGATATTCTATATCGATGCATGGAGTTATGGCAAATGGCAAAGGTGGCGATGGTGGGGCAGGAAAAGGGGGCGCTAGCGGCGAAAGTTTTATCTTCTCTGGTGGGAATGGTGGAGGGAGTGGAATAGATGGACGTAGCCCAGCTGGTAGCGGTGGAAGCTCTTTTTTTGGCGGCGGTGGTGGTGGTGGCGCTCAAGGCAAAGGTTCTCTCATAGGTCAAGGTGGTGAAAGTTGCAAAGGCGGTAAAGGGGGTAATGGTAGCAAAGGTTATGGTGGTGGAGGGGGTGGGCATTTTGGTGGAAAACCTGGAAGTGACAAAGTTGGCGGAGATGGCGGAGATGGAGCTATTTTGTTAAAATTTTTTATCTAGGAGATATTCATGGAATATGCAGTTGTTGAAAATGGTGTGGTAACAAATATTATCGTAGCCTCAGAAGATTATGTTCATGACTTTGATGGCGAAGCAATTCGGTCAAAGGAAGCACAAATTGGTTGGATTTACAAAGATGGGCAGTTTTTCCCGCCCGTTGTTGATGAAAGCACACAACAGATCTCATCTACTGAAATGGCAGAAACAGACGCATCCGTAGAGCCCATAAAAAAACCGCAAGAGAAAATTTAAACAGGATAGTGTTCTGTTTCATAAGCTTCAATTAACAAAACAAGAGTTTTCATTCTATCAAATTCTGGAGTATTCTCTCTTTAGGTTGATTATCAAACATCGCAGACACAATTTCTAAAGCTTCTTGGTAATCTCTTTCTGTACGAATTGGTTTGATATTCATTTCTTAAATTACAAAGTATTGATGTTATACTATTTAAATTGTAATGATTTTTAAGTTAATTGCAAAGAAGGCTATCCATGACTACACGCAATCCTAATCGTTGTCCTACTCATCCAGGAGAAGTTTTAGCAGAAATTATTCCTGAAACTGGCAAAACGAAGACAGAAATCGCACAGATGCTTGGTATATCGCGCCAGCATCTTTATGATATCCTGAAGGCAAAAAAGCCTGTCTCTCCTGCTATTTCTGCTTGTCTTGGAAAAATGTTTGGTGATGGAGATGCCATATGGTTACGTATGCAAGCCAATTATGACGCTTGGCATGCGGAACGCGAAACAAATGTTAGCAAAGTTCCAACACTTCACGCTGTTTGATCTCTTCCTCACTCTGAAGAGAAAGAGACGATACTTTATGGAATGCTGGATAAATAGTAATGTCTAACAATATCCTCTGCCTTAAACATATTCGTCGCCATTTAAAATATCATCTAAACCACGATCTAAATCATCTAATATATTCTTCGGCGCATTTGCATAAACAAAAGATTGTACACCAGAATGGGATTTTATTAATTCATTATATAAATCGACAGGAAGCATAACGATTTTTTCACGCCCTCGCTTTGTCAAAGCTACAGGTGTAGACATAGCCTCGTCTAAAATATCGCCTGCCCCGCGGTTTACATCTGTAAAACTATATTTTTTCATATGCATATCCTATCTTTAATGTATAATACGTATTATACGTATAATGTGTATTATGTAAAGATATTTCATGCTAATAGCATAACCACACCCGATAGGGTCATTATATGCGTGTAGCATATAAGGAATACATACCTCCCCGCTTCTGAAACGAGGAGATAAAATTATATTGTAGGTCTAAGCTACTTTTGTAATCGGGCACTCCAAAGTAGGAGCATAGGTTCGCAACAAAGAATCCATGCTATGCGGTAGTTCTGAAACTCCAAAATCTGTTAGAACTGTCAAGATTTTAAGTATATTTGGTACTTCATCTTGAAGTTTTACAATCAAAGCTTTTTCTACCATGTATATGACCTGCACCAGTGTGTTACACTCTTCATCGCAGCTTCTATCAGACCGAACAAACCATCAGAACGTTTTAAACCATCAAGTGCTTTTGCTTTTGGTGTTAACTCTGCAATCACGTGATCTTTCTGTTCAATTTGGCTTTGTAGGTGGTTCAAGACACCAAGTAATGCTTCGGGTTTAGAGTAGTCAACTTGTGGTGTTGTTACTTGTTTTGCGAGCTTTTCACATTCGATAAAGTATTCTCTTGCTTGATAACCTTTATCATTACGCTCAATCATCGAAAGGTGCTTAGCCATGTCTAAGGTGAGGTAGTATTCTTTTATCTTTCCACCGTTTTCTAAATTTTTAGAAAGCGTTACAAAGTCTATATTTTCTCGAAATTTGCATTCTTTAATGCGATTTTTAATCCAGTCTGCAAACTTTGATGTAATTCCCAAAAATGCGTGCAAATCACGCGCATTCACTGTCTGAACAGTATCGCCATCAATAGTGGTTTGATTTATATCAATTAAATATTGTGCCATGAATTTGGCTCCTTGTTGTTAAAGGCTTCTTATTGACACTCCAGAGGAATGCCGGGTGCTAAGAAACACGGCAACAAGTCCGTCGTTACACTTTCCCCGCAAGGGTATTGTATGGTGTAACCACACCCGACAAATTCGCTTATATGCTATATGCATACGACAAGTCAAAACTTTTAATCGGCGGAGAAGAGACTGTTTCGGCAATCTATCCGCTTGTTGCTTTAAGGTGTTTCTTAGGCACCTGATTCGAAAATAAACATTACGGAAATAATGTCAAGCAGATTTCCATAATTTCTTTATTTCATCTTTGGATGCCGAGCATTGAAAAACACAGCTCTTCATCCCCCATTTTTCACATTCACTTCATTAGCCACTCATTTAAAGGAGCATAAAGTATGGCAACAAGTTTTCTACACGGTGTTGAAGTTGTCGAGGTTGACGACGGCACCCGCCCTCTTCGTGCAGTTCAGTCTGCTGTTATTGGAATTATCGGTACAGCACCCGATGCGGATGAACAAGTCTTTCCTCTTAACACACCGGTTCTGATAGCAGGCTCTCTTTCACAGGCAGCAAAACTGGACAAAACAGGCAAACGACGCGGTACTTTACCCAATGCTCTTGATCTTATTTTTAAGCAAGTGGGAGCAATTGTTGTTGTCATCCGTGTGAAAGAAGGTAACAATGAAAACGCAACACTCACCAATATTCTAGGCGGTGTAAACGAAAATGGAGCCTACGAAGGTGTTCATGCTTTCATTGGAGCACAATCTGTTGTGGGACAAACACCACGTATTCTGATTGCTCCAGGCTTTACACATCAACGCCCTATTAGCCTTAGCAAGATTGAGATCACCAACAAAGGCAGTGGTTATACCCAAGCAACTGTTAAAATTGCTGGCGGTGCAAAAGCAGAAGCAATCCTTGCCAATGGACAAGTGATCTCACTTGTTCTCAAAGACAATGGCTTTGATTATCAAACCGTCCCCAATGTAACGATTGAAGGTGATGGAACCGGTGCGACAGCTAAAGCCGAAATCAGTACCACTTCTAATCCTGTAGCGGCAGAACTCATTGGCATTGCGGAACGTTTGCGCGCAATTGTGGTGATTGATGCACCAAACACGACAGATGAAGCGGCCCTTAGCACAGCAAAGGATTTTGATTCAAAACGCGCCATTCTTATTGATCCATTTGTAAAAGTTAATCGTAATGGCAAAATCTTAGAAGAGCCAGTAAGTGCAGCGGTTGCTGGTGTCATTGCTAAAATTGATTTTGCAAATGGCTTTTGGCATTCACCTTCAAACAAAGTAATCAATGGCATTGTAGGAATTGCCCGCCCGATTGATTTTTCCATTGGTGATAGATCAAGCCGTGCCAACCTTCTCAACGAAAAAAATATCACAACAATTATCCGCAAAAACGGTTATCGTCTTTGGGGCAATCGCACCCTTTCAAGCGATACAAAATTTGCTTTCTTATCGGTGGTGAGAACCGCGGATATGATCAATGACGCTATTTTGCGCGGACATCTATGGGCAGTTGATCGTAACATCAAAAGGACATACCTGAACGATGTAAGTGAAAGCGTCAACGCTTATTTACGTGATTTAAAAGCGCAAGGTGCCATTCTTGGTGGGCGCTGTATACCTGACCCAGAGTTGAACACAGCAAGCGCCATTCAAGACGGCCGAGTCTATTTCAATGTGGAATTCACCCCAACCACACCAGCAGAACACATCACGTTCCGCTCACAAATCATCAATGATTACCTAGAGGAGATTTTTTAATGGCCATACCCGTTTTACCAAGAGTTTTGAAATATTTTAACATTTTTGTCGATGGAATTCCCTATCAAGCAAAATGTGAAAGCGTAACATTACCGAATTTGAATTTGGTTGTTGAAAGTTATCGCGGAGGTGGCATGGACAACTCCATTGAAATTGATCTTGGCGTTGAAACTCTCACGCTTACCATGACCATTTCTGATTGCTCTCCAGAGTTGATGGCACTGTTAGGACGCACTAATGTTGACATTTCATTACGTAGTTCAATGCAAGCACAAGGGACACCAGCGGAAGGTGTTGTCATTACCATGAGAGGATTATGCAAAGGCTTTGAAATGGCAGAATGGCAACCAGGGAGCAAAGCAACATCCACAGCTACCTTCACATTGCAATATTTTAAATATGTCCAGAAGGACGTTGAAATTGTTGAGATAGACGCCCTCAACATGATCAGGAAATTCAATGGTATCAATCAATTAGCAGACCATAGAGAAAACTTAGGATTATAAAAAATGACTATACAAAAAAGCATTATACATAAATTACTTGTCCCTGTGATCTTTGAAGGAAAAGAACACACCGAAATTACCTTACGGCGTATCAAAGTAAAAGACATGCAAGCCATTGATAAAAAGGAGGGCACTGATCAGGTGGTAACTATGATCGCACGCCTTTCTGAATGGCCACATGAAGCTGTTTTGGAACTTGATGGTAGCGACATGGCAAGTCTTGGAGAGATTCTGGAGTCTTTTATCAAGCGGCGGGCAACCTCGACTGGGGAACCGCCGCTAAATTGATAGCCGATATCGCCATTGTGTTCCATTGGTCCCTTTCAGAGATGATGGAAATGGAACCAAAAGAATTGCTCTTTTGGCGAAAACAAGCAGCAGAAAGGTATAAAACAAAATGAGTAAAAAAGTTGCTGATGCAAAAGTGAAGTTATCTCTTGAAGACGAACTCTCCACGCCTTTAAAACGTGTGCAAAAAAAATTCGATACATTGTCAAAAACACTCTCACATAGATTGAGTATTCCGCGCTTTTCTGCTGCTGTAAAAAACATGACAACGAGCCTTCATGGCGTTCAAAATGCTCTTGGTACAGCGGCAAGCCGTGCTTCAGTCTTTACTGGTGCTTTAGGACTTGCTGGTGGTGGTCTTGTGGCCAGTCTAACTGCTGTTACTATGAAAACCATGCATATGGGTGATAGTTTACACCATGCATCACGCCATTTAGGGATGAGTGTTGCATCACTTCAATTATGGGGAGATGCAGCGGATAATTCAGGATATTCTGCCGAACTCTTTCAACAATCCCTAGCCACTTTAAATAGACGTTCTGCACAAGCATATGCTGGGCAAAAAAGAGGCATTATGGGCTTTGAGGCACTTGATATTTCAGTCAAAAACGCTTCCGGAAAACTCAAATCAAACTCTGTCTTACTGGAAGAAATTACCGACAAGATGAGTAAAATGAAAAATCAAGCGCAAAGACAGCATATTGCTGCTCTGCTGTTTGGTGGTGACGGCAAGGAAATGGCAGCTATGCTTGCGCAAGGGATGGCACCAATCAAAGAATTGTTTGCAAAGGCAAGAAAAGGAAAGTGGCTGATAGGCTCCGATGTTGCAAGCTATGCAGCAGATTTAAGTGATAAAATGGGAGCGTTTAAGAAAAAAATAGGAGGTATCGCGAACTTTATTGGTGCACGTTTCATGCCGGTGATCAATGATATGATTGACGGTTTTTCAAAGTTGATTGATGAAAACCATGACCTCATTCAAACAACAGTTTCTAGATGGGCTAAAAGCGTAAAAAAAGTCTTTAATGATTTGCTTAACCCTACCTCTAATTTGAGAAAAAGCATCAGTGATCTTACAGAGAGAATTAAAAGTTGGTTTTTCTGGCTAGAACCTTTGATTGGTGAAATAACTCTCTTTAAGGTAGGTCTTATCGCACTTGGTTCATTTATTTTTGGTCCACTCATTGCCGCATTAGCCGCAGTGGGAGCAGCTTTTGTCACGCTTGGCTATGCAATTATAACAACACTTATCGGTTGGATACTTGGTGGTATTACAGCTCTTGTTTACGCTGGATATCTGCTCTACAAAAACTGGGATACAGTCATAAGCTTCATAAGCAAGTTATTGGATTCTTTTGCTAGCTTATGCAGTAACGTTTTTGGTCAACTCTTTACTCTTTTTAAAAACTTTTCACCACTCACTTGGATAGCAAAAAAAATTAATGAACTAATTAAATGGTTGTTTGGCGTCGACTTAATGGAGGCAGGAGCCAACCTGATTAACGGTTTTTGGGAAGGTATCAAAAAAAATGGGATGATCTGTATAACGAATTTGGCAATATGATGAATGGACTAACCAGTTGGATGCCAAACTGGATGAAAGAAAAGCTAGGCTTTAATGTTTCAATCAACAAAACTTCAACCCAAACTATTAAAACCTTTACCGATGAAACCAATGCTCGTGCAAAAAGAATGCTTGATACAGCAATTGTTCCCTATTCTCCATCTGGAAGAAGCAAAAGCAGTTCCAATACAGGCGTAGTTGAAACAGGACAAATGCAGGCTAAAAATGTAAAGGTTGAATCTTTCAAGGTTCCAGAGCCCATCACAGTTCATAAGCCGGTAGAAATAGACGCCCGCGTAATGATTTCAAATTTAAATATTTCCGTTCCCAATGGTTTAAAAGACGAAATCCGCACTGCTGTAAATCAAGCCCTTGAACACTATGCCAAACAACAGCGCTTGGCTATTGCTTCTAGTCTTTCGGATTAATCATTATGATGTTAGCTTTAGGTGGTTTTATTTTTTCCATTGAAACAGCAGCCTATCAAGTCCTCGATATGACCTATGACATTCCATGGGTTGAACAAGGGCGGTTGGGACGTAAAGCAGCGCTTCAATTGCCAGCTGCTGCAAATGCTGCTTTTTCTTTAAAAGGTATCGTTTATCCAGATTTCAAAGGCGGTCATGGACAAATAGAACATTTACGGCAAATGGCGCATAACGGTCCTCACATCCTTGTGACTGGTCAAGGGAAAATTTTAGGTAAGTTTGTCATCCTTTCCGTAGAGGAAAAACAAAGTGTTTTTCATTATGATGGTACACCCAAAAAACAAGAATTTACGATAAAGTTGAGAGAATATGGTGAAGATCTATGAGTGACCTTTATATGACTAAAGATGGCGATATGGTGAATGCCATTTGCTGGAAATACTATGCCAAAGGTCAACAAGCGCTTGCTGTTGAACGTGTCTACGCGGCTAATTTTGGTCTTGCAGACTATGGACCCATTTTAAAAGCAGGTATCACGATACTCTTACCATCCCTCCCTTATCCTAAAGCCACACCTGTGATCAGAATTTGGGGCAACAAACAATGAAACCTTTTTGCACAGTGATGGCAAATGGAGAGGATATTACACGCATACTTATGGACTATGTTTTGTCGATTGAAATTACCGATGAAGCAGAAGACAAAAGTGATCGTATCACCATAGAGCTTGATGATCGTGCGCGTGAGTGCGATAATGGCTTTCTTGATATTCCTTTAATTGGCACAATCCTTTCTATAACTCTTGGTTATGAAGGCGGTAAAAACCGTGATATGGGAGCCTATCTAATTGATGAAATCTCTGTAAGCAGCCCACCACAGACCTTAAGTGTTACAGGGCGCGCCGCCTCCATGAACACATCTTATAGAACACCTAAAAGCCAATCCTATCACCAGCAAACTTTAGGCAATATTATTCAAGAGATAGCACAGCGCAATGGCTATACACCAAAAGTTGATCCTGCTCTTGCAAAAATTGTTGTGCGTCACATTGATCAGACAACAGAAAGCGATATGGCTTTTGCCACACGCCTTGCAGAAGAATATGATGCAGTAGCAAAGCCTGTTGATGGTAAATTAGTGCTTGCTAAACGAGGTAAAGGCAAAGCTATAACCGGCGAAACCATCCCCGTTGTTATCATTCATGAAAAACAATGTATCTCTTGGGATTTTAAATACAGTTCACGGGATGAGGCCGGTATGGCCAATGGCTTAAAGACAGATGCGGGGAATGATCAAAAGGCTGCTGCCAACGCACGAGAAGCCGAAGAAATTGATGAAGGAAAAGATGTTATTCATATGGATGAAAATGACACCGACGGTTTGCATGAAGCAGAGATAGCAGCAGAAACACCTGAAAAGCAAGAACAAGAAGAAGAGAAAAAAGGAGGCGTCCTTGCAACCTATCACGACATCCGCACTGGTGAAAAAAAGGAAGTCAAGGTTGGTAAAGAACCTTTTCATGAACTCAAATATACCTACCATAACCAATCAGAAGCTGTTGCAGCCATTGCCGCTTATCGCAATAAATCATCTCGTGGAAAATCTTCTTTTTCGTGTGATATCGGCGGTAATCCGTTTGTTCAAGCAGAAGCAAAACTTATTCAAGAGCCCCCTTTCCGTCCCTATATTCCAGCAGAATGGCGTATCAAAAGTGTTAAGCACAAACTTAATAAGACAGGAGGCTACACAACAAAAATAGACTGCGAATTTTTTGATAAAGCACAAGAAGATACCGCTAGAAACGTTGCAAACACAACACCAGACAAGGATGATATCCTTGATCCAAATGCTCAACCAGACGCATGTGATGAAAGTGATGATGTCATCCATATGGATGAGGAGGATCTTTAAAAAAATTGTAATGTTTCTCTCCGTATGAAGGATAGAGAGTTGTTTGAGATTTTTTAAAATACTGGAACTAATATTAATTTTATGATATTATAACATTAAGAAATTAACATTAGTTTTGAAGGTTAGAAAATGTCTGATACACTTTTTGTTCCCAATAAAAATGTTAAAAGATTAGCTGATGAAGTCAAAAATCTTTATGGTTATAATACTTATACTCAGACAATTGAAGCTGCACTTTTGATGTTAAAAGAAGCTAAGAAAAAAGAAGTTTCTTATCAGGAAAAGGCTATAGAGTTTCAGCAACGGACAAGAAAATTTTTAGGTAAAGAATATAATTCTTATACGGAAGAACAACGCAAGGCGTTTTTTGATGATTTAAGCGGAGGCTTTTAAATGTTTCTTGATGCTTCGGCTATTCTTGCTATTTTGTTAGGTGAGGAAGAAGCACCTATTTTTATCGAAAAGATGGAAAAAGCTCAGCAAAATCATACGTCAGCAATAGCTGTGTGGGAAGCTGTCGCTGGGCTTTGCTTTGAGAAAACACAAGAAGGAAAACCTATTGCACGCTCAACAGTTTTAGAAGCGAAAGCTTTAGTTGATGATTTTCTAGAATTTTACAATATTCAATTTGTCACTATTGAGAGTCACGAATATCAAACTGCTATTCATGCTTATATGAATTTTGGTAAGGGAACAGGCAGCAAAGCACGACTTAATATGGGTGATTGTTTTGCTTATGCTTGTAGCAAAAATTATGAATTACCACTGTTATTTAAAGGAAACGATCTTATTCATACAGATATTGAAAAAATATGATCTGTTACGAGCAAAGGACTTGACTGGTTTATTTACGTAAACATAATTGCACGAATCTTAGTACAACTGGGTGTCTCGGCCTGCTCCAGTCTCTCCTTTGTTGTCACAAACTTAATAAGACAGGAGGCTACACAACAAAAATAGACTGCGAACTTTTTGATAAAGCACAAGAAGATACCGCTAGAAACGTTGCAAACACAACACCAGACAAAGATGATATCCTTGATCCAAATGCTCAACCAGACGCATGTGATGAAAGTGATGATGTCATCCATATGGATGAGGAAGGCACATGAATAAAAGCTACCTTATCTAATGATAATAAAAAGCATATTCCTACCCGAAAAAAGAAATCCAATTTTTATTTTACTATTCCTAAAAATACAGCCAAACACCGTTCAATCTCTAGCATTTCCTTTTCTTTAAGAGAACCAAAAATGGAACTCATTTTATCACACCTTACAGTCATAATCTTATCAATCATTACTTGCGAAGGTTTTTGTAAGCCATTTTTGGTGTTTGGTTGAATCGTAATGCGGAGTAATGGCGCATCAACAAGTGTGCTTGTAATTGGTAAAACCGTCATGCTGGTATGTTCACTAAATTGATTAGCTTGAATGATCAATGCGGGTCTTGGTTTACCAAAATCACCTTGTATCGCTATTGTTATCAGAGAACCACGCATCATTCTGTCCAACCATCAACATCCATTAAAGATTGATCCATAAACAACTGTATAGCTGTATCAACTTTATCGATTTTTGCTACTAAGCGACATTGACGGCGACACTCTTCTGCAAAATTTGGCTGGCGTGTATCTGGTACCCAAATTTGCATTAAGCGCAATCCCGCTTTTCTTTGTGCGTTGCGATGTTTTTGAACACGTTCATTAACATGCATTGTACCCATAATAAAATCTCCTTTTGTTTCATGTAACGTATAACACAGAAAAAAGTTACATGAAACGAGATTTTTAATAAAATGCAATAATTACAATTTTTAAGATATCACTTAACCTCACGTTATGTGGGGCTTTTTTATGGAGAAGCATATGCGAAAAATATCACCAGAAGGACTTGCACTTATCAAACAATGGGAAGGTTTGCGTTTGAACGCCTATAAAGATGCCATTGGTGTGTGGACAATCGGTTATGGACACACCAACGCTGCTGGAGAACCTTTTGTTTATGAAGGCATGACAATCACTGAAAAGAAAGCAGAAAAACTTCTTTGCCGAGACTTAAGACAATTTGAGGACGCCGTTGAACGCGCTGTTATAGTTTCCTTAACAAATGAACAATTCGCGGCATTAGTATCCTTTTGCTATAATGTAGGAACAGCAGCTTTTTGCAATTCTACACTGTTAAAAAAGCTAAACAAAGGTGAATATGAAGCGGTGCCATCCGAATTACAGAAATGGACAAAAGCAGGAGGCAAGCGTTTGAATGGTCTCGTACACCGGCGTGCAGCAGAAGCAGGCTTATGGGCAAAAGGCGCTTATGTTTCTTCTAATTATCAAACAGTAGAAGCACAAGAACCAACAAAAATTTTAAAAGCAGAAGTTCTTGCTCCGATCATAGCTTCTGTTTCAGGACTTGCAGAATTGTTAGAAGGGAATGGTCCTGTACAATATGCTTTAGCGACGATTATAGTTTTTGCGTCCTGTCTGGGATTAGTATTTGTTGCTAATTGCGACAGGAACCTAATCCCATTTCTCGTCGTCTTTTATTGAGATCAAACCTAAAAATCCACCATCCTTGATCTGGTTCAGTTTTGATAAGCCATAAACCAGCTCCGTCAGCATATTTGCCTTTAGATAGATTTTTTACAGATAAGACAGATAATCTATCACGCGTTCTTATTCTCCGAACCACCTTTTGAACCACCTTTTGAATTGCGCTTGGAGCACTTTCATCTGGTACCAAGATTATATACAAAAGGCAATTTAATAAATAAAATTAAATAAAAACAAATAGTTATTAAATAGAAAAAAAGATAAACCGCGCTATCAGGTGATATTGTAGAGAGTTCTAAGGGAACAAAAAATTAGTGCAAAAATGGTGCACGCCGTCTGCACCATTTTTCAATAAATTGATTAAACAACAGAGCTCCCTTTGTGAAGCTGTCATAACACTATTAAACAGAATTATAATTCTGCAAAGTTGTAAATCAATTCAAGTATAGTGATTCAGTTTATATTTATCACGTACTGTAGAACATCTTTTATATCAGAAATAGCTTTGAACAATAGTATTCATTTCTAAAAATGAGGGCCTATTGGTTTCGAGGATAACATCACTAGCTTTATACGGTGATCTTTTTATTGCAAAGAATATTTTAATCAAATCCTACTTTAGTATATTGATTATACAAAATCTAATTTTAGTGATATTGTCATAAGTAATCACACAAAATACTTTTGTGTATTGAAAGATGATATCTTTTAAATTTCGTTTGTCCTTAAATTGATAATACAATGTGTTACAATCTTCTCACTTTTTTAAATATAGAGAATCTATATGAGAAGTATTTTTATTTTTTCACAATTTAATAAAAACTTCCTTGTATTTAACTTTATTAAATGAATTTCATATACTTATATCACAAATACATTCAATAATCTTTTCTTTCAAATGAACGAGCATTTTTAATGCTTCTAGATTTATTGTTGTAATTTAAAAGTGCCATAAATTCTACGAACAATAAATAGTTATTTTCAAAAGATTCTTTTGTTCCTAACATTCCTTTAAGTTAATGGAAATTGACTCGATCTTTTCTATTAACTCCTCTGTTTTATGCAGAACGCAATACTAAAAGCTCCCAAAAAACCGATTAACATCATTAATGTAAATTTTATAACATCATTATATACTCAAGCATGCAACGGCTAAACTCTTTAATTTTTTGCAGAAAAGAAATAGTTTCCACAACCCATGCTAATAATTCAGCGTTCCTTAAACGCTTGCTTCTTAGCACCTATATACATTGTGTATACTTTATTAAGTAATAAAAACTACTCTTTAACACGGCAGACATAAACACCCCACAAAAGCCTAATCCTGAATTTATATATTTTTTAAGATTGATAATTTGATCCAAGATTTATATTTACCTTATCAAAGATTTATATTCATAAACTCTTTTTTTATGTAGCGAACAAGATATCCGTTTATTATCTACCACGACTGAATTCTTATCAAACCTCTCCAAAATAACTTCGCCCTTCTTGTTAATAATTGTCCGTTTAGCTTTCGGATTTGATTCTATATATTCATTAAGGCGGT